ACACCGTGTCACTGGTGTGGTTTGAAGGCTCACGCAAGTGCAGCCAACAGGCTGACTACAGCGGTTGCTTCAAGCCAACCGTTGAACAGATCGAATACTCGATCAACGCGAACGGCCGCTTGGCCGGGATCATGGACGTTGCTGAGGTGACGTTCGAAGCTGCCTAAACCGGCAGCTCCTACGGCGTAGCCGGGCGGCCGTAACTGCCCGGCATTTTGACAAAGGAAATTATCATGTCTCACGAACTCACCACCCGCGCCGATGGCCGTGTCGAATTTGCCTACTTGGCTTCTGACGGAACACCCTGGCACGGCTTGGGTCAAGCACTCGAAGATGGCACTAGCCTCGATGCTTGGCGCGAAGCCGCCGGGATGAACTGGAAAATCAAACGCGGCATCGTTCGCTACAACACCGAATTCAACGGTGGCCAAGTTGAGTTGCCGGACCAGCACGTTCTGTTCCGCTCCGACAACAAGGCACCGCTCGGTGTCGTGTCCAAACGCTACCAGGTTGTGCAGCCGGGTGATGTCGTCGAATTCTTTCGCGACATCGCCAAGGCCGGTGGCTTGGAGCTGTCAGCAGCTGGCACGATCTACGGCGGCAAACGCTTCTGGGCCACGGCCAAGATCGGCGAAGCGTCTCCGGCATCCCTGGCCGACAAGATCGGTGGCTACATCCTGATCAGCACCTCGGCTGACGGTTCGCTGGCCACCGAGGTGCGTCGTACCACTGTTCGCACCGTGTGCAAGAACACTTTGCAAATGGCCATGGCCGACGCCAAGGCTTCGATCAAAGTCTCGCACCGCTCGGTGTTTGACCCTGACTCAATCAAAGAGTTCATGGGCCTGAACAACGCGGCCTGGGACGCCTTCCGCCACACCGTGACCAAGCTGGCCAACGTCGACATGATCGAAGAGGAGGCAGCCGACATGGCAGCCGCGATCTTTGGCAACACCGACAAGGTCCGCGAGACCGCCGGTTTCAAGAAGGTCCTGTCCTTGTTCAACGGCGAGGGCATGGGTGCAACGATGGACGGTGTGCTTGGCACGCGCTGGGGCTTGCTCAACGCTGTCACCGAATACGCTGACCACCACGTCCGCGCTCGTAGCGATGAGAACCGCTTCGTTGCATCCCAGTGGGGTGCAGGCGCTGACCTCAAGTCCCGCGCCTTGGACTTGTTGACCGCGTAAGCACAGCGGTGCAGGGTATCCACCTGGGTGCCCTGACCAGTGCGCTTGCATTCCGATCTGGCCGGTTGCCAGGATTTAGGAGGGTTTATGAGAAACGTGATCATCAAAAAGGCCATGACGCTTGAGCTGACCGGCGACGACTGGGACCTGTACACCTGCGCAATGGATTGCGAACCGGCTGCAAAGGCCATCAACATCGAGGTCGCAGCCATCATCAACACCGCGTCAAGCAAAGACAAGGCTTACTTTGAAGCATGCAAAGTCTTGGACCGGTACTCGGAATTCGGTGCTTCGGACAGCGAGCCCCGGTATGTCTTGAGAAATGTTCTTGCTGAATTTTTTGGAGATTGAAATGACCTATTGGAACCACGACGGCTTGCACGAAGACAAGCTAGAAAAGCTGCACTCGCTCATCCCCGCAATGGGCGAAGTACCCAACGGCAAAACCACCAACAAGAATTTGGAACGGTTTCGCAAAGCACAAAACTGCTACTACGATCTGTACAACAACGGCCTGTGCAACCGGGCTCGTGAATTCAGTATGGTGTTTCGCATCCCTGGCGTGCCCAAGGAGATCAAAGCCCGCTACGGTTATGCCGACTTGATCTCCAAAGCCACCGAGGCTGCAATCGAAGCCAAGATGGATGAAATCATTCTTGCAGCATACGCTGAACAGGTGCCCGCATGAAAGCAGCCACCGCCCTTGTCTACCTCGCGGCCTTGGCCGTGCTGGTTCTTGACCTTTTAATCTGGAGACCCTTATGAATGCCGCACGCTATTCAAATGCCGTGGCCTTGGCCGCCGCCGCTCACTCCGGCGTATTCAGGAAAGGCACCACGGTGCCTTACATCTCGCACCCGCTTGCTGTCTCAGCAATCGCCATGGAATACGGGGCCGACGAAGACGTCGCCATTGCAGCCGTGCTCCACGATGTGGTTGAAGACGCTGGCCGGGAATTCATTGTCCCGATCAGAGAAGTATTTGGCACCCGCGTCGCTGACGTGGTGATGGCCGTCAGCAACATCAGCGCGGGCACCTGGAAAGAAAAGAAGATCGCTTACCTCGACCACTTGGCCAAGTCCAGCGACGACGTTCTTTTGGTTGCCGGTTCTGACAAGTTGCACAACGCCAGGGCTATCGTCTCCGACGGGCCTGCGGTGTTTGCAATATTCAAAGCGCCCAAGTCCGAAGTGATCTGGTACTACTCTGAGCTGGCCAAAATCTTTGAGTCCAGAGATGCACCGATGGCGTCCGCCTTTTCCGAAACCGTCAACAAAATGAAGGAGCTTTAATGCCTACTCTCTCGAACACCAATCTGCTCGTCACGCTGCCCAGCGGCAACCGTGCCGTGTATTCGGTGCAGCCACAACACATCCCCCGTGAGGGCATCCTTGAGTCCGCTCGATGGCCAATCGACTACGGTCGCCAGATCGCACATGAGCTGGACGGTGTTTGGTACCGGCCAGACGGTTGGACCGTGGTCGATGACCCCAAGCTCGTCGCCCTGTTTGAAAGATGCCCGGAGGTGACGCCATGAAAGTGCGCACCTTCGTCGGTGCTGAGGCTGCTTACGCTTGCATTAGCACGCCCACCATTTCGTTGGACATCCGCTTAGAGCCTGGCCGGTCATCCGCCCAGGCTCTTCGTGAATGGGCTGCCGAACAACAAGAAAACTCTGCTCGCTTTGCACGCAAAGCAGCCCTTGCTCGGCAGGCTGCCGATATTTTGGAGAATGAAAAATGATCGACGTATCCGAAGACTACAAACTGTGGATTACCGTCAAACCCACGCCCAGGTTTGACCAGTACCACTTGAAGATTGAGTCCCAGTGGCTCGGTGCAAAGGACCCCACTGGCATGCAAGTGGCCTACTCGGTCACCCTGCCAAGGCACCAGCTCAAGGCAATCGCTGCCGCCATCTTGGAGGGCGTCGCATGAACCTCATAACACTTGATGAGTTTTTGTACGACCTACCTTGGTCAGACAACGTGCGCGGCAAGCTACGCGTAATGGCCGATCGAGATGAGTTGCGCTACCTCGTAGCCTGGGACAACGCTGGCAAACTGTCGTGCTCGGCATTCACTGAAAAGCCAAACGACTGGCCTGACAACGCCATGGCCATCTGGTCCAAGCGCGGGGATGACCCGCGCCCCGGTGCCCAAGCTCAGACAATTTCAAAAACCATGCAAGCCGTTGCGCTTGTGCTCGACGAAGGATTAACAGTCTATGCAGCATCAAAACAAATCGGAATCAACGAATCAGCAGTGCACCGCGCCCTCAAGAGGCGTGACGGCAAAGACATCTGTCCTTGCTGCAACCAGGTGATCAGAGGTCAATCTGCATCGCCAGCTTCTGCATGATCTTGCGTGCCACGTCACGCTCTAAGCCCATGATCACTTCGACCAGGGCCCTTTCCCTTTCGCCTTCTAGAGGCTTTCGCCCCGTGCCCTGACATTCAACGCAAATGTTGTCTGTCAGGACCGGGGCATTTTTCATGGTCTCGAACCCTCGTCCATGACAACGATTACACACGTCGTTGGCCAGGTGCCTTAGCACCGACATCACCACATGCACATCGTGTCCCCTGTCCACCAGGCTGACCGCGATCTTGGCAGCTTCGCCCTGATCGCCTGCATACCTCCACCTCCATATCGACAGCCCAAGTGGGTTGCTCTGCCCAGCCATCCCACAAGCCCTGATGATGTCAATGTCGCCCATCTCGCCTGCTGGCTTTTCGCCAAGGTTTTTGCTGGTCTGTGCGCTTGAGATTTTTTCTTTCATGGCATCCTCTTTTCGTTTACTGCGTCAATCAAAGCCTGCTGCATGTCGCCCTTGTTCTCAAGCACACGCATGATCCGTTCATCGATCGTGTTTAGTGCGACCAAGTGGTGCACCATGACCTGGTTCTTTTGTCCTGGCCTGTGAAGCCTTGCATTGGCCTGCTCGTACAAGTCCAAGCTGAAAGGCAAACCAAACCACACAGCCACGTTGCCACCCACCTGGAGACCGTCCACGCCGTGGCCCCCGCTGGCCGGGTGCATAAGCATCAAATTGATCTGGCCTGCCTGCCAGGCCGCCAGGCTGGTCTCGCCATCGAATTTGACCGCGTCCGCAAACCTGGCCTTGATCCTGTCCATGTCATGCACGTATGCGGTAAAGCAAAGCACCGGCTCGCCCTGCTCAACGATCTCGGCCAACGCGTCCAGCTTGGCGTCGTGGATGTAGTGCACGTCCTTTGTGTCGTCGTATACAGCGCCGTTGGCCATCTGCCCCAGCTTGCCCGCAAGCACTGCCGGGTTGACAGCCATGACCGAACCGCTGACCTGGGTCGCCTCCATCTCGTCATACCTCTTGCGGTCGAATGTCACATGCACGATGTTGTCGATCCTCTGTGGCAGCTGTGTGTCGCTGTCGATGCTGACCATCACGTCCTTGACCAAACCCTGTATCTCATCCCTTGCACCCGGTCTCAACTTCCAGCTGTAAATGGTCTGGCCGTTTCGTTTGTCCGGTAAATACCACCGGTCCCGATACTTGGTGATCCCCGTACCCAAACGCCGACCCCCATCCAGAATGCTTATTTGGGCCCACAGGTCAAGCAAATCGCCGTTAGGGTCTGGGGTGCCAGTCAGGATATAAAGCCTCTCCACGGCCTTCCTGACGCGTCTCAGGGCCTGCCACGACTTGCTCGCTCGGTCCTTGAACCCCACGTTCTCATCGATTACCACGCACTCGAACGGCCAATCCTCTTTGCTTTCGTCAACCAGGTCGACAAGCCAGACAAAATTCTCACGATTGATAACATACACATCCGCGTCCTGGGTCAGGCCCTTGATCCTTTGTTCCTTGGTCCCCAGGACCTTGGACACGCGAAGGTTGGCCAGGTGGTCCCACTTGGCAGCCTCCGTGTGCCACACCAGCTCGGCCACCCTCTTGGGTGCCACGACCAGGGTCTTGCTGACCTCGAACCTATCAAACATCAAGTCATGGACCGTGGTCAGGGTGGCCGCTGTCTTTCCCCCGCCCATGCGAAGGGCCACCAGCTGGTAAGGGTTTTCCAGCATTCTCTTGTGTGTCGCATCCTGCGCCGGTCTAGGCAAATAAATCATCGACTGCTTTCTTTGAATCAATCACTCTGACATCCGCACCCAGGTCAGTCAGCATTTTGGTAACCCTGATTTGGATCGGGGTCTGCCTTTGTCCGGGTGCCTTCAATTCCACAAACACAATCCGCCCGCCAGGGAAAAACACGATCCGATCTGGCACCCCGGCCATCGCCGGTGCGACCCACTTGATGGCCAATCCGCCGTTTTCACGGGCCCTTTGGACCAGGTGGCGTTCAATATTTTTCTCAAGCATTCAGGGTAATAGGGTAAAGGGCATTAGGGGTTAAAAACTCTATCCCCTTATTGGGGGATATTTTTTTAATATTCAATTTAATTCTCCTCCCCTTTTATACTCTTATTTCTATTACCCTAATACCCTTAAAGGTAAAAAGAGTAGAGAAATCATAGACTTTTTTAAGGGTATTAGGACAGGGTAGTAGTCTCATCACTAATGCCCTTTACCCTAAAAAATCGTTGATTGAAGACGGAATTGCAAAAAGTACCTTCCCGTTTGACTTTTTCCTTTGCCCTGCGTTCAATCTCTTGATCACGCGAGATGCCGTGATCGTTTGATGCTTCGACGGGTCTTTGATCCCAATCTTCATCAGCACGTCGGTCGCAGTCAACCACTCCCAAACGGCCACCTCCCCACCCCACGCAAACCCCCCGGCAATCCGCTCATCAATCGGATCGGTCACGGTGTAGTCTTCGTTGTGCTCGTTCAGGCGCGCGGTCTCGGCCATGGTCAGGTACCAACGCTCGCCCGCTTTCCACAGCTCAAGCACCTCCGCCCACAGCTGCTGCATGTCCAAAGCCGCCACCCCATCCAGGTCAAAGCTCACGGCCGGGATCGTCCAAAAACGCCGGTTGCCGGTTGGATCGGCCAAGAAGATGTCGTCGTTGACCGAGGCCCCAAAGACCGTGCGACGACCGTAGGTCGACTCGGTCATGGCATAAGGCCGCCTGATATTGTCCAAAGCCTGGGTCGCCCAAGCCTTCAGTGCTGACACGTCAGACTTCCGAAAAGTGGCGTCGATCTCGCCCAGCTCCACGATCCAATACTTCAGCGCGATCAGCTGGCTGTCCTTGGACCTCACGTCCAGGGTGTGGCCTGTATATACAAGGTTCAGCTCTTCGGGTGCAAGCCGTTTGAACCAGGTGGTCTTGCCGATGTTCTGCGGTCCGCTGAAAGTCAGGATGCCCTGGGCCGCTATGCCGTCAGGCTCAAATGCTGCGCCAATCGCCTGGATCAGCCACTTGCGCATGAGCAGTTCCTTCAGCCCCTGGTCCATCTGGCCACCGCAGTCGACCGTTGCATAGAACCTGGCCAACCTGCTGACACCATCCCAAGCACTCGACTCCACCCACGTCTGCACCGGGTTGTACAGGTTCATGTCCGCGAGCATCAGCAGAAACTGCGGCACAAACTTGGTCGACATGCGCGCCTTTTCGCACTCACTCAGCACGTACCCGATCGACACGTTGTCTTTGTTGTCACGGCTGTATGCCGAGTCTGGGATCAGAATCTCGACAGCCTTGGCAATCACGTTGTATCGCACCGTCACACCCAGCCTGGCCATCAGCACCTCAAGGTTCTCGATCGTGCACAGTGGATGCCCGTCGTCGTTCAGGTGCGGGAACGATGCCTTCACACGCGGCCTGAGCCAGCCACGCACCGTTGCGATCTCCAGCTTGACACCAAGCCCGCGCGCCCGCAGCTGGATGGCCTGAGCAAACTGTGCTCTCTCCACGTCACTGTAGTCTGCGTTGTGCGCGATGGCTGCTGCGATCTTCTCTTGCAGGTCACGAGCATCGGTCACCGCGTCGACCCTGGCCAAGAGGTCGGCCATCAGCTGGTCACGCTCACTTCGCGCAGCCGCTTCGCGTTTCTCTTTGGTCTTCTTCAGAAGCGAGGCCAGAGTCACTGCGCCACGCCCGACCCCACGCTGTTCGCTAAAGCTGCCCCACTTGTCAGCGCACACGCCCTCGACCCACTTGCCAGACAGTGCTGACCAGTTGTCCCAGGCGTCCAGCCATTCGGGGTCACCACCGCCTTGGTGGTGCAGCGCAGCGCCCACTTTGAGCCAGTCCTCATACCCGCCGTCAGGGTCCAGGTGTGGGAGAACTTCAGTCATCACACGATCTAATTCCCAGTCTTCGAGCTGGGGCTTGTACAGAGCCAGGGCCATCTCACCGGCATCGGCCAGCGCACCCCCACCGGCCCCACCGGCCAAGCTCTCACCCCACACCCGCTCCACGAACCAGCCCAGGTCTTGGGTCTCAGCACTCATGTTGGCATGCCCGTTGATCTGGTGGCCCGTGACTGTGAAGTAGCGGCCGTCCTTGTAAAGCTCAACACCCAATTCTTTTTTGGTACGCGATCCGTCGATGTTGGTCTTGGCGAATATCTTGATCCCGGTCCCACTTGGCGACACCTCAGCGTAACCATCGACACGATCAAGCACCTCTGTGGCCAGGTCAGACAGCCCGCCGCTTGCCGGGTCTCGGCAGTCATCCAAGTCGATGCCTTGCACGTCAGCGCCAAGCACCAAGCCGATGCCGTCGAACCCCTCGCCCATGATCAGGGCGTCGCACACTTCGTCGTATGTGGTCCAGGTGTTGGGGTCTGTTGAGCTGGCTGCGCGTCCGTCGACTGTCAGGGGCATCTTCGTCCAGCGACCTTTGCGCTGCACGAGCTGCCACATCACCCACCTGTCGATCGTTTTAAGCTCGGTCGGTATTCCATCCAGTTGCACTGGCAATGCTGTTGGTTTCATGCTTACCCCCTCAGACTTGACGGGGTGGGTATGACAGTGTCGGCCGCAGCGAGTCTATTTGGAGCAGGGCCTTTCGCAGGCCGTTGTAACTGTCCGAGAGAACCAAGGCGGCGATCACCGCGCCCATGTCCTCGTTATCTATCTCGGCCTGCCTGGCTGCGATGACGCAGTCCTCAAGCAGGTCCCTGAAATATTCTGTTCTTGAAAGCATGAAGGCTCCTTAAATACACACTGCAATCCGTGCAGATCGGTTTTGTTTTTCAGTTAATTGATGGGTGAGCTGGCAGGAATTCAAGCATCGATTTTCTGATCTGGTCGCGAAAGGTTAGCACAGCTTTTTCATCGCATGTCATCACTACTCTCACGCCGTCTTCTTCAATGTCAAACACTATCTCGTCCCCGTTGAGCAATGAATGAATTGCTTCAATTGACAGAATCATTTTGAGTTCAGTCATTTCAAAGCAGCCCAGTCAATGTCTGGCCTGACCTGCTCAGCCCTCAGCTGCGTGCGTTGCTTCTTGGCCAAGCGCAAAACGCCAGGCACCCGATCCACCGGCACACGGCCCAAGCGAATCCAATGGCTGACGGCCTGGCCACGAATGCCCAGGTATCGCCCGACAACTGCTGGTCCCCCGAGGGAACGAATGATTTGTTCGACTGTCATGGGGGCGGATGATAGCATTACTTGCACACGATTCGTAAGCTGTGCTATCATCGCGTCCACCAAAACAGCAAACAAGGAAAACAGCATGCAGAAATATCCCATCCCAGCAAATGCCACAAGGTGTTTGCCAACGGTTCCGGCATCGGACCCGAATTTCAAATGGACCAGCGGGTCAGATGTCCAGGCAACCTGGATGCGCCTGACCACATGGCGTCCCATCTACACCAACCAACCGCCCAAGTACATCGAGCCGAAAGAAACATTCGTCACGGTATTGGCCGAGCGTCGGAGGTCCAAGTGAAACCACGCAAAGACCCCCGCATTGCAGCATACATGCGCAAACGCCGCGAAGAGCAGAACGATCCGGAACGGCGAATCTTCCCCGAGGTCGGCACCTTTTGCAGCACCAAGGAGTACGTTGAAAAATACTACGCCATGAACGGCTTGACAAATGGGTCGAGCAAAACGACCGAGCAATATGTGTCCGATCTTTTCGGAGCACTGTCCACTGAACCTGTAACCCTGTAAACCCAAAAGAGAGATGGCAATGATTCAAATTACATTCACACCAGAGACCCCTGACCAAACGGCCGCAGTTGCCGAAGCGATGGTCAAGTACATGGCAGCTACCGCACCCGGCGGCACTGTTGCCGAGGTAAAGGAGCCCGCCACGCTTGAGATGCCAAAGCTCCGGCGCAAGGCCGCGTCAGCAGCCGAGCCAACACCTGCACCCGAAGAGGCAGCATCCATAACGCTTGAAGACATTCGTGGCGTGTTGGCCAAGTTGAGCCAGGGCGGCAAAGCTGCTGAGGTCAAGGGCTTGATCGCCAAATTCAATGCAGCCAAGCTGACTGAAATCTCGGCCGACAAGTACGCCGAAGTCCTGGCCGCCGCAAAGGAGCTGTGATGACCATAGCAACACTCATCATCAAAGATGCACCTGACCATCAGTTCACCGTCGAGGGCACGCTTGACAGGCCAGAGGCGCTTGACGAGCCGCCCACACCTGCGCTGATCATCGCAAGCTACATCAGCGCAAACGCGAAGAAGGTATCCGACGACGCGATCGCTTGGTACAACGGCATGGACCCCGAGATTGAAGGCGCGCCGGTGTGATTGAGCTGGTCCGCACCTGGCAGATGCGCGAGTCGGGCAACCGCACGAAAGTGACGGTTGGCCAGGTGTGGCGTTGCACTGACTGCAACACCTATTTCCAAAACAAAGCACAAGCTCAAGAGCACAAGTGCAAAGAAGGCAACCAATGACAGCACACGCAAAGCTATCGGCATCAGGCAGCGAGAAGTGGATGACTTGCACGCCCAGCGCAACCCTGGAGTCGCAGTTTGCCGACGAGGGCAGTGACTTTGCACGCGAAGGGACCTTTGCACACGCGGTCTTTGAGCAGGAGATGCTGACGTACCTAGGCCGTTCTATCGAGCCGCTACCCGCAGACCTCATGCACTTCGACAGCCAAGAGCTGCGAGACCATGTGGCCACGTCTGTGGACTATGCCATCGAGCGGATCGAGGACGCGAGGGCGCACTGCAAAGACCCGGTCATCATGGTCGAGCGTCGTCTTGACTTCAGCCTGTGGGTGCCGGAAGGCTTCGGCACTGGCGACTTGGTGATCGTCACCGACGGCAGCGTCGAGGTGATGGACCTGAAGTACGGCAAGGGCATCTACGTTGACCCGATCAAGAACAGCCAGCTGCGCTTGTACGGGCTTGGCGCGTTTAATGAGCTGTGCCATCTGTACGACATCTTCCGTGTGCGCATGACCGTGTTGCAGCCCAGGCTCAACAACTTTGGCACCGAAGAGTTGCCCATCGAGGAGCTGCTTGACTGGGCCACATACGAGGTCAAGCCCTTGGCCAAGCTGGCATGGGAGGGTAAGGGCGAGTTCGTTGCAGGAGACCACTGCACCAGCTGCTTTTGCAAGGCACGTTACACATGCCCAGCCCGCGCAGAGCAGGCTATCGCAGTGGCCCAGGCTGAGTTTGGCCAGATCGAAGATGCCAAGCCACCGCTGCCGCAGTCGTTGTCGGTCGAGCGCATTGCGCAGCTGCTGCCCAAAGCGGACATGGTGATCGATTGGTTCAACGATCTGAAGACATACGCACTTGAGCAAGCGACCAAGCACAACAACGTGGTGCCCGGCTTCAAGCTGGTCGAGGGTCGAAGCAATCGCAAATACAGTGACCAGGATGCAGTGGCTGCCAAGCTCAAGGCTGCGGGCATACCTGATCAGATCATGTTCGAGCGCAGTCTTCTTGGCATCACTGCCATGGAGAAAGCGATCGGCAAGAAGGTGTTCATCGAGGTGCTGGGCGGTCTAATCGTCAAGCCCGAAGGTAAACCCACGCTCGTACCGGAGAGCGATAAAAGACCGGCACTCGCTTCGGCTGCGTCAGCAGCTGAGGATTTTTCGTAAATCAGTAAATAAGGAAACCAGAAATGGCTACTACCACCAATGCGACCAAGGTCATCACCGGCAAAGTGCGTTTGTCATACGTCAGCGTTTTTGAGATGAACGACAAGGGCAAGTACAGCACCGCGATCTTGATCCCCAAGTCTGACAAAGCAACCCTTGACAAAATCAAGGCCGCGATTGAGGCAGTGAAGACTGACCCCAAAGCATCGACGACCTGGGGCGGCAAGTTCTTGTCCAGCTTCAAGACGCCGCTGCGTGATGGCGACACGGACCGTGACGTTGAGAAAAGCCCTGAGTACAAGGGTCACTTCTTTGTCAACTGCAACAGCGGCCAAAAGCCAGGGGTTGTAGATGCGCAATTGAACCCCATCATGGATAAGTCCGAGGTGTACAGCGGCTGCTATGCGCGAGTGTCAATCAACTTGTATGCGTACAGCGTTGACGGCAACAAGGGCATTGCTGCTGGCTTGAACAACGTGCAAAAATTGGCAGACGGAGATTCGCTGTCTGGCCGCGCCCGTGCCGAAGACGACTTCACCGCAGTCGAAGACGACTTCCTCGCTTAACCACTCTTTGGAGAAAACCATGACTGAACAAGTCCAACCCATCGTGAACATCAAGTTCACACCCGCCGGTGCTGAGCTGGTGATCGGCGCACTGCGCAAGCTCCCGCATGAGCAAGTGCATGATCTGGTCGAGCAAACCTTTGCCCAGTACAAGCAAGAGATCGAACGCTTGCAGGCTGAGGCGCAAGCAGCTCAACCCGTGACTGACGTGGAGCCTAAACAGCCCGAGTGAGTTTCGCAACACCCGGTGTTATGAGCACCGGCGCGATGACACCCCGGAAAGACGGGGGCTTTTTGGTGAGGGACCACTTTCACCAAACAGTAAACCAGGAGAACAGAATGCCGGAGGCAGACCTATGGATTTTGATACGCCATTACGAAGCGTTGATCGTCAAGCTACTCGAAAGGTTGGATCAACATGACAACTCGTGAACGGATCATGGACGAGATGGAGAACGCGATCTTTTTGGAACCCAAAGATTTCGATGAAGCCATCATCGGCGTAACCTATAGGTTTGGCATGGACCCGGTGGTTGCCTACGACCGCACCATCGTGATCGACATTCTGGCGCGAGACATGTCCCGCGAAGACGCCGAAGAGTTCTTCGAGTTCAACACGATCGGTGCCTGGATGGGTGACTTGACCCCGGTGTTCATCGACACGAGGCCAGCTGAATGACCATGACTGAAGACCTTCCGACCTTCAGTGTGCACAAGCACATGGTCACCTACGAAAACCCCAAGGTGATCACCGACGGCCTTGTGCTGTACAAAGAAGCCACCATTGAGATCGACACCACCAACATGCGGCAGGACTTCCTGACGCATTTGATGTACTACCTTGGCGAGGGCCAAATCCGCGTGAAGGTCGCGCGCACGAAAGAACAGGCATGACCATCCTCCGCATTGACTTGGAGACCTACAGCAGCGTCGACTTGAAGAAGTGCGGCGTGCACAAGTACGCCGAGAGCGATGACTTTCAAATCATGCTGTTTGGCTTCAAGTACGGCAGCGGCCAGGTGCACGTTGTTGACCTGATAGCCGGAGAGAAAATCCCGCCACACATCTTGGAAGCAATTGACGACCCGACCATTCAAAAGACCGCATACAACGCAGCATTCGAGCTGGCATGTTTGAACCGGCACCTGGGCCGCGCGCTTGACGTGACCCAGTGGAAGTGCACCAGCGTGCACGCCTTGTACCTGGGCATGCCGGGCAACCTCGCAGACGTGGGCCGCGTCGTGGGCCTGCCGCCCGAGAAGCAAAAGATGTCGATCGGCTGGTCACTCATCCGGTACTTCTGCTTGCCTTGCAAACCGACCAAGGTCAACGGCGGGCGCACACGCAACCACGCACACCATGACCCGGCCAAGTGGCAGCTGTTCAAGGACTACTGCGCGGCCGACGTGGAGAGCGAACACGCCATCGCTGAAAGGCTGGCCAAGTTCCCGGTGCCTGAGTCTGAGTGGAAACTGTGGCACCTTGACCACCGCATGATGACCAAGGGCGTGAAGCTGGACCGCGAGCTGGTCGAGGCTGCCATCGAGTGCGATGCGATCGTGCGCCAGCGCACATTGGCCGAAGCCGAACGCCTCACCGGCTTGGACAATCCCAACTCACGCAACCAGCTCTTGAAGTGGCTGCAAGAAGAGGAGGACGACACGACCATCGTGGACCTGACCAAGAAGACCGTGCCCACCCTGCTTGCCAACACCGACAGCAGCGTGGTCAAGCGGGTCCTAGAGCTGCGACAAGAGCTGGCCAAGACCTCGGTGTCCAAGTACCACGCCATGGCCAGGGCGATGTGCATCGACGACTGCGTGCGCGGGCTGACCCAGTTCTACGGTGCCAACCGCACCGGCCGGTGGGCTGGCCGGATCGTGCAGGTGCAGAACCTGCCGCAGAACAAGCTCAAGGACATCGCCTTGGCTCGTGACTTGTTGAAAGCGCGAGACTACGAAACGCTGGAGATGTTGTTCGGGAATGTGCCTGACACGCTCTCACAGCTCATCAGGACGGCTTTTATTGCACGGCCAGGGGCTAGGCTTATCCCGGTCGATTTCAGCGCCATTGAGGCCCGTGTGATCGCTTGGCTGGCCTGGTGCGTGTGGAGGCTTGAGGTGTTCAACACCCACGGCAAAATCTACGAAGCCTCGGCCGAACAAATGTTCAAGCTGACACCCGGATCGGTGGGCAAGAAGTCACCCTACCGGCAAAAGGGCAAGATCGCTGAGCTGGCTTTGGGTTACCAGGGCGGGGTCGGCGCTTTGAAGACCATGGGCGCTTTGGCCATGGGCCTGACAGAGGAGGAGCTGGACCCCATCAAGGTGGCCTGGCGCGAAGCCAACCCCGAGATCGTGAAGCTGTGGTACGCGGTCGAGGAGAAGGCCAAGCAGGCAGTGCGCCGACGCACGAGTGAGGTGCTGTTGATCGCAGGCGGCCGCACTGAGCTGCGCTTTACTTGGGAGTCTGGGTTCCTGACGATCCGTCTGCCGTCAGGGCGCGAGTTGTTCTACGTGAAGCCACGCATCGAAGCCCAGGACCTGATGCGCGAGACCAGCACGGGCGGGCAGTTTGTTGTGGCAAGCCAGGGGTCCTTGACATACGAGGGCATGGACCAAAAGACCAAGCAGTGGACCAGGCTGGCCACCTATGGCGGCAAGCTGGTGGAGAACATCACTCAGGCGATTGCGCGTGACTGCTTGGCAGAGGCGATGCTGGCGCTGGACGAAGCGGGTATCGAGCAGCTGTTCACTGTGCATGATGAGGACGTGACCGAGGTGCCGTATGGCCAGGGCACATTGCAGCAAGTTGAGGAGATCATGGGCCGCAGCATGGGCTGGGCACCGGGCTTGCCTTTGAGGGGCGATGGGTTTGAGACCCCCTACTACATGAAGGAGATTGATTGATGGATGACGCGATAGATAAAAGTTGGGTGGGCGTGAAGTTCGACGGCGACAAGCGCGACTTCACATTGCTGCCTTGGGACTCGGTCGAAGAGATCGTGAAGGTGTTGGAGTTCGGCGCGGCCAAGTACGCGCGAGACAACTGGAAGCATGTTGCTGCTGACCGTTACGTGAAGGCAGCATTCCGCCACCTGGTTGCGTACAGCCAGGGCGAAGCGAATGACCAGGAAAGCGGCCTGCCCCACCTGGCCCACCTCGGCTGCTGTGTTTTGTTTCTGTTGAGCCTGGAGAAATCAGAATGAAAAACCTACAGGCATTTCCAAATCCACATCGCACCGACATTACGGGCATGACCCTGCGCGATTACTTTGCAGCCAAGGCGATGCAAGCGTTAATTATTGCTAATGGCCCTGCACCACAAGGCGGTTGGCCCACTTATGCAGAACGCACCGCATATCTTGTGGCAGACGCAATGCTGAAAGCGAGGGAAGCATGACCGCCATTGAATTTTTGGAGTCCCATTTCTGGGCGTTGTGGTGGCTGGTTGTTTGGCTGGGTATCTGCTTTGCCAACCTTGGGAGAAGATGATGACACCAACAACAAGGTTTAGATTTATTGAGCGCCAAGACTTTACAGAAGATGTAGCCAACCCCCGAACCGTACGCACCCTCCAGCAATACTGGGGGATTGAAGAAGACCTCTCGATTGGCGAATGGCGCGACATACCTCTTGAGGAAGAGACATGACTAAAGACGTACTGAAATATCTTCAACCCTACGCAGCAGTACCCATTGATATGGAGACCACAATTGCGCTGGTCAATGCGCTTAAAGATGCTTATGCAGAGCAAGAGCCTGTGGCGTGGGGTGTTGATTGGGGCAAAGCTGGCGATATTCCTTGCGTGAGCATCATCAAGCGTTTGCACGGTGGTGGCATTGAAGTTGTTGCTGTTGAGTATGCGCCATATAGCAACGCCCACCCACCACAGCGCACATGGGTAGAGTTAGCAGAAGAAAAAATAAAAGAAATTTGGCTGAAAGGCAAAGACCACGGCGATGACTGGCAAGATGTTTTGGCACTGGCTAGAGCGTTCGAGGCCGAGCTTAAAAAGGTAAACACATGAAGTGTCCAGAATGCGGAACGTGGACCATCGTAAAAGAATCTCGCAAGCGCGAAGACAACACAACGAGACGGCGATATGAATGCGCCAACATGCATCGGTTTAATACAGTTGAACGAGTCGAAGAGTGCAAGCTCGGAGGCTCACGAACAAGGAAAAAGAAATGAATTTTGTTTGCCCACTACCCCCAGTCAAAGTGCTCGTGCGCCCCGAGTACCTCTACGACTTCCAGTGCCCTGCCGACGCGCCGCTGGTCGAAGGCATCTGGTGCAGCGTCAAGTCAATTAAGGGCGAAGCCTTTCGCTTTGAGACATACCTGCCCCAGTACGGCGCGCTCTATGACAAGCTGCCGATCAGCGCGTTCAAGCACAGCACATGCGAATTGTGTGACTTGCCACTGGACGTGCTGCAAATTTGGGACGCGTTGAGCTACCACGTCACCGTGGTTGACAAGCCCTTGCTCAAGGGCCTGCGCGCTGAGTTCTTTGCCAAGGACAAAAAGACCTACGGCGGCGAGTACATGTTCACGCTTGATACTTGCAGCCCCGACCCGCGCATACCTGACTTTGGTTTCAGCGAAACGGTTGACGAGCACAAGAGCTACAACCTATTGAAGCTCGACAATGGCCAGTTCGCATTGCAGCCAAACAACCGTTGTCGGTTCTACGACCCAGCGTTCAACCCGGCCGAGATGAAGTTCCCCGACTTCAAAGTGGCCACGCAAAAGTACCGAGTCGAGCAGCACGCGAAGTGGCGGCTGGGCGACACGTCCAACTTCACATACGACATAGGAGAGGCGAAATGATTGACGACCCTGAAGAAGAAGCCTGGAAAGAGATCGAGGCCAAGCAGTCTCAGACCAATCTCTTTGTCATACGCCGGGAGCCTACCATTGCCGTGATTAGCATCGGACCCGACGGCCGTTTATTTTGGCACGGCCGTGAAGTCGAAACCGATGACGATTTTCGCGGGGCCATGATGGACCTCGCGGCCGCGTTTCGCAACACCAGGATTTAGTCCTTCTCTTCGCCGGTGACGGTGAGGCCCTGGCGCAGATTGCTGCGCTTTTCGCGCAGCTTTTCTTTCTCGCGTTCGGACGCCTCGCTGGTGATTGCGCCCTTGGACTCCAGGCGTGTGAGCTTTCTGATCTCAAGCTCAAGCTCGCGGATCATGGCCTTGGTCTGAGACGCTTGAATCTTCTCTGACGTGTCCAGGTCGATCGGGCGAGCCTTGATACCCACGGTCTGCATAGCTGCATACTTGGGCTGGATGGGCAAGCCATCTGCACCGATGCCGGTGTACTCGGCCAGGCCCACGTTGACAGGCTGGCCGGTGCTGTTGGCAACCACGTTCATGGCACGCTCGAAGTGGGTGTTGCCCACGGCGATCGCAGGGCTGGCCTGCTTCCACATCCAAGCCGCACGTTTCTTTGCAGCCTCTTCGGCGGTGTCGCTCTTGAGGACGATGTCCTTGTTGCGGAACGTGTCCTTGTTGAACAGCATTGCTGCGGCCGTTGTGAGCACCGGGTTGTTGGGCGTGAGCGGAGCCAACAGCGGGATGCCGCCAGCGTTGTTGTGTGCGTCGAACAGATCGCCGCCTGGGAAGACGCGGCTCACGTCCAAGAACACCGGCAGGTTGGTCAGGTCGTCTGTCCCCAAGCGGATCGCCTTCTCGGTGCCCAATGACAGGCTTGCGCCCTTCATCCATTCGGGCAAGGATTTGCGCTCTTGCTTTTCCATGTCTTTGACACGGGCACGGAATTCGTCATCGGTCACGTACCGGCGAACGATGGTCCACCAGTCCTCATCATCGCCACCGCCCAGGCTGGCAGCGATCGAGTACATGATCGCGTTGACCGTGTACAAGGCAACCGCTGGAGCAGCGTATCGGAACGGGTGCTCCAGTGCTGTGTTGGCCAAGGCCGGAATGGCTTTGAACGTGTAGCTAAAGAACGGCAAACCCACCGGCATGTCGCGGATGATGCGCGCGGTCTTTGGCAGATCGTCGTATGTGAAGATGTACTTCTGTGCATAGTCGACCGAGTCGTCCACACCCAGGCCACGGCCGCGAGCGTCGCGGTAGATCAGGTATCGGAAGAATTGATCTTCTGCATCGTATGCCACGCCCATGGGCTTGCGCAAGAACAAGGACAAAGCATTCCACACCCGGTCCACGTTTTTGCCAATCGGTGACTCGGTCATCTGGGCCATGGCTCGCAGCTCTTCAGGCATCGCCTTGATCAGCTCGGAACGGTTGAACGTACCACCAAACAAGCCAGCATCTTTGGCTTCGTCGACCATCGCGTCACCCTTGACCAGGTCTTTGATGGAGCCGATGTACTTGTGCGCGTCCCAGTAAGACACGCCAGCAAAGTGGGCCATCGTCAAGTTCGACAGCACGTTGTTCGCGTGGGCCACTGGGTTGAGAACGGTCTTGCCCTCTTTCCACATCGACAGACCTTTGAGGTACATCTTGGTCAAGTCGTTTTGCATGGACGAGTCAAACGCGCTGAGTTGGTCAAGCACTTCTTTGGGCACCCACTTACCGGCGATCTTGCCGTAGCGGGGGACCATGGTGTCTTCGATCTTGGTGTCAGGCACCTTGACATAGCCAGGCTGCTCTGTGCGGCTGGCGTAATTGGTGGCCAGGCTTTCGTACAAGCGGCCCAGTGCAATGTCGCGCTGGCTCTTGTTGTAGCCCATGACAAAGCGGAACATGGAGTCGCGAATCTCGCCCATGTCGTCGCGTTCGTCGCGGGTGTAGTCGCGCCACACTGTGATGGTGTCGTTGACTGCCGGGTCGAAGTCCGGGTCGCGCACTTCCCAGCCTTCGCTTTCCCAATCAGCCAGGTCATCGACCGGCACGGTCTCAAACATGCCGCGAGCTTTTAGGCTGCTGCCGCCAATGCCTTGCATGGTCTTCTTGCGGCCGAGCAAATTCTTGACCGCTTTCATCCAGGCTTTGGTTTCGTCTCCGAGCTTTTGTTCGTAGAAGCGCGGCAGGTACTTGCCGTCCCAGCGGCCAGCGGCCTCGGGTGAAAGCATGCCCAGGCGCACCAGCTCTGCCGTCTGTTCGGACATGATCGACTGCATCGATGCTGCCAGGTCAAGCACATGCTTGGGCGGTTTGGACCCGCGCTTGAGTTCGCCCTCGATCACATCGCTGATCATCTGGCGCTCTTGTTCAGGCAGGTCTTTGAGATTCTTGGCCACGTCAACCGTGAGGTTCTGGGCCTTCTCGATTTCCATCTTCATCTTGCGCAAGGCGCGCGACAGCTCAGGGCTGACAGGCTTCAAGTTGATGGCACCGAGCACGGTGTTGGCCACGTCTGCTGCGTATCGATAGGCTTTCGCACCTGCGCCGAATCGGAAGCGGCCCAGCTCATCGCGGCTGAATATCCAGCCCTCGGTCTCTTTGCCAACCGGCTGACGCTGGGCCAAGCGGATGTCCGGGTTGTTCTCATCGAATGCGCCGGTGTTGTCAATGGCAGATTTGATCTGAGTGGGTTTGAAAACCACGTACTCGGAAGGATTTACAGAGTCGCCGTCAAAGATGACCCCGTCATGCTCTGGCGTAAGCACCTCTAAAGCGCGGCGCTTGGCATCGCCAAACGACAGGCCTTGCCTGCGGTATTTCTTAATCGCGGCGGTGGTATTGAGTGGATTCTCGATTCTTAAATACGCTTGAGTAACGTCACCCCGTGGAGTTCGGATGCTTGCACCAAACGCCCTGGTGTAGCCCATTGCTGCTTGCGCGTCGCCGGTAAAGTAAGTGCCAGCCAGATCGCCCTTGGCGCTACGGGTGGTAACGCGGGAAGTATCAAAAACCGTCACGCCTTTGGACAAACTCCCGTGATACACCACCAACGGTTCGCCTTGGTCATCCACCACCTTGCTGTCGCCAAACCAGCGTTTGAATTCTGGTGTCTCGGTCTGACGTTTCTGGAACATCATCTCGGCTGGGTTCTCTTCGCGCCACTGTGTAGCGGCTTCGATAAACTTGTCGTAATCTTTGTCGACGAATTCGTCGATGGTTTTATACCCGGCGTCCTCGGCCTTTTGCTGGAGGAACACCTCTTGGCGCGCAGCGTCGTCCGCAATCTGGACGATCTCTTCGCGCTTGCTAAAGGCTAAAGGGGCACCAGTAATATCGACGTCCTCGCTGTATCTAGGGTTCTTGGCCAGGACCAGGGGGCCGATCTGGATCACCTCATCTGCTTCAACGACCGGCTGCATGCTGTCGCGGTTGTAGAAGTAACTGTGGCGGAATGGGTCCATGCCCACCTGCACCCAGTTTGGATCGTTCAGCGCCGCGTCAGCGCGGGCCTTGGCGTCTGCTTTGCTGACGGGTGACCACTTGCCAAGCATGGTGGCAATCGTGCCCTTGGACGTGCCCTGGGCGATCTTGGTTGCGGCCCTTTGGTTCATGCCAAAGGTCACGTCTGTCAATGCAGCCACGGACTCATAGCCCAATCTGGTGCCAGCGTCGTATGCCGCTTGCACTTCCCGGTTGGTGGACTTGGGTGTGTGCACAGTCACCACCCAGGTGTCGTGCAATTGATAGGACGGAATGTCCAAGCGCAGTTGCGCCCAATCGCCACGCTTCAAGTTCATGGACGGAACACCGTACTGGGCCGCCTTCTCTGGGCTTTGCCCCTTGCCTGTTGCCAGGGCATAGCGTGCGTCTTTGGGCGTCGTGATGGCTGGCACCTTGGCGTAGGGGTAGACCGGGCGCAGCTCGTCGACCATGCGGTTGTATTCGGTGCGTGTGATCTTGCCGTCTTGCAAGTCGGTGACGGCTTGCTGAAGCTGTTCGGTGCGCTTGAACCGGTCGGCATCGGTGTTGGCCACGCGGCTGGCTTCGGCGTTCTTCTGCTCTCGTCGACTGAAGCTAGGTGCAATTACTTTACGGGCTACGATACCCAGGCCAACGTCTCGCTCAGTCTCATAACGCACAGGGTTTTCCAGGGGGTACAAATATTTGACGCCCCCTGGAGCGATGTCAAACTTGGAGTCTTTGGGCACCAGGCTTTGGTCGCGGTATTGGTCAAACTGTTTTTGTGTGGTGACTTTGATAGGCTCGCCAATCGTCACCGCGCCAATTGCTTTGGCCGGACCGTCTCCGGTACGCACAATGGCGACCCGTTTTCCAACATAGGGGCGGAGCGAATCCGACGCCCTGGTTTCAAGTGTCTTTTCTCCGTCAACAATTTTGTCAGCATATCGGTTTTCTCCGTCCTGATTGACGTTGATACCAATGCTTTCGGGTATACTTGGAGATATGGCCTTCGACTTCAAATCCCTGCCACCCGGAACCCGGTTCTTTGACTGGTCAGATATTCCTGTGACCGTCTCTTCCGGCTGGCGTTCGGCCACGGCTTGGACACCAGGCCCCTCGCCGCGCAACCCCTCCGATGTGCGAGAAAACGCAAGCGAAATTTCTGAAGCTGCCTTCGAGACTTTGTTCAACGAGGTCTCAAGCCTGCGCAAGAAGAACCCATACCCCTCAGAATAAATCTTCATCTGAAGGTCGACCATCTTGGTCTTCAAAGCCCCTGGCGGCATCTCACGTTCAAACGCGTAAATCTCGTGGCCCAAGTTTTTGGCGGCCAGCATCTCTGGCGTGTTGATCTGAATCTCAGCGATAGTGCCGTCAGGCAAAACCACGTTTGTCAGTATGTCTTGGTACCCAGTCTCCAGGGGTTTGCCAGGTAGGACTTCCCCGTCCGGCGTATCGATGTCTTCGGCAAGCCGGTTCTTGATTCGATCGAATTTGTAGACCTGGCCGATCTTGTTGATCACTTGCTGGGCTTCTTCAATGCTGCTGACAGCTATGGTCCCGCGAAGCAGGTCACGCATTGTGTCGGCCAACCAGTCTTGCTCTTTGACCAATTTGGTGACGGCGCGGTATGGCTTTTTGATGCCAGGCTTTTTGGCGTACCCGTTGACTTCCTCAGCGATCCGGTCAAGCTCAGCATCAAAAGATGCTTTGTTGCGCCTTGCAGCCTCGAACATGGGCGCGAGCATTTCCCCGCCCATGGCGCGTTCCTCTGGCGTGAGCGGGTCGACCGGCTCGGGCTTCTTGTATTTGGCAATCGCGGCCTTGGCCTCGGCGATTGTTTCGGGATCGAGGATGTCTTCAGGCGTCAGGCTGGGCAAACGCTCACGCATGCTTAGCGCCACCTTGGGGCTGGGCAACAGGTGTTGCAAGCCGCCGTCAACTAGGTACGCTTTAAACGCGGCTTGGCCTTCGATAACGCGCTCATTGCCGTCCGCGTCGGTGAACCGATACGTGCAGTTGGCCATGTGATTAACCGCCTAATTCTTGATCGATCAAAAGCATGCCCGCTTTGTCGCCATCCATCAGCTGGATGCGAGACAACAAGTCGCCGTACTCGCCGACACTGGTGCGTTGGAATTCCAAAAACTGCAATAGGAATTGCTGAACAACGGGGTCCTCGCTGGTCTGGCCGTACCACTTCTTGTAGTCGTTGTACAACTCCAGCTCGGTCTCGTACCCGGTCTCGATCGCATCGCTCAAGCTCTTGATCGGGTCGTTCATGGCCTCGATCATCGGGACCTTGGCCACGGTGCCCACGTCGTTTTGGAATTCAACGTGCAGCTGGTAATGCACCAGCTCGTCGGCGCTTTCTTTCAAAAAGAATTTGGTTGCGCCGAAATAACCAAGGCGTTGCAGCTCGTTGGCGACGTGCTTGTAGAGATTTGACGCATAGAGTTCTGAATGAACGGCGTCGTCCAGCATGTCTTTGCACTCTTGGGAGATGATCATTTTGGGCAACATGGCGAATCCTTATTTGCAGTTAATCTTAACCAGGCCAGAGTCATCCAGCTCTGACAGAATGTCGAGCCAATTATCCTGGATGTATTTGATTTGAGGGCCGTCTGGCCGTGCGGTGTATGCAACCTCGGCCTTGGTCTTTGCCAGGCCCCGTTTGTCCAGGGCCTGGAATATGTCTTCGAGAGACTGGCCTACTACTTCGTCGGCTCGGACTCGGTAAGTTCGTTGCTCGATAAAAGTTTGCCGGTCTGCTCCGCCAAGCGGGCCGCTTGGGCTGCTCGGCTGGCCAGCCTGCTTATTTGCTCCCGCGACCGACTTGCCAGCCACTTGTCGTGCTGGTCCTGGTCCAGATTTGGCTGCTGCGCTGATTCGTTTTCCATCAAAACCTTCTTTCGTGAGGAGCGATTTTGCCGCACCTGCGTAGTCTTGGCTAGTGACTCGCAGCTTTACGCCCAACTTTTTGTAAAGCTCTTGTTCTGGATACCAGATTAAAGCCTGCAAAGCTGCGGGCGGTACGCGTTTGCCGGTCTCTGCTTCGACCTTGTCCACCATCTGGCGGACCACATCTCTCAGAAGTTGGCGCTCGCCACCGCTTTTGGGGGCGTCTTTTGGCTTCTCGGCAGACTTGATGATTGCACCAGCCGCGCCAACCAGGGCGGTCTTCTTGCGAGCGCCGGAGTCAAACGCGGCACGTTCCTTGATGAATTGGCGGTTGTGCAGGCTGTTAACCTGTCGCGCCAAAGCAACGGCACCCGCGTCGGTCTTCATCGCTTCGTCGACTATGGCCTTGTCAAACTGGTCAGCGTACAAGCCCACGGATGCTGGCCCAGTCTCGGCCAGGGCAGCGCGCAGCTTGGCCACTTGCTTGGGGAACAGGACCGGGTCAAACGCTGGCAGCGTACCGGCCAGGCGGCCGACGGTGCGCATGAACCACATGTCCATGGTGACCGGTTCAAAGTTGCCGGTGAGGTTCGAGTAAAAGCCAAAGCCGATCTTGGGTCCAAAGATCGCAGACCCCAGCATCTTCTCGTCCATCGATTCGCCGCCGATCGGAAAGCCCATGGTCTCCAGGTCGCGCTTGGTGAATTCGGTTTGCAAGAATCTGCGCAACAGGTCAGGACCCATCTCGGCCAACACGTCGTTGGCCAAAGCAAAGTTGTTCCCCATCGCTGGCGCGGATTTGCCGGTGCCCACCTCTGGGAATTTGCTTACGCCCTGCGCATTTACCGAGGCCCTGTAAGCCTCGTACTGCTTGGACGCATAGCGCAAGTTGTCCTCGACGTTCATCGTCTGGGACGATATGGCCACGGCCATCAAAAACGCATTGCGTGCGGCTGGGTCGGTGTTCAGCTCTGGGTATTTGACCGCCATGATCCGCAGCGTTTTTGCCACGGTCTCGTCGTACCACTCGACCGCATTGCCTGCGCTGCGGATTGCAGCAACAGCTTCGGCCGACAACAGTTTGGCCAGGACCTCGCGGTCTTCCGGCTTCTTGATGTCGAGGATGGGCAAACCAGATTCAGCGCGCCTTGCGTCCAGCCACTGGACAACCTCTGGCACGCCCCCGATTCGAGGGGCCTGGAATGTCTGGTCCTTGGTCAGGCCGGTCATCATCGGCAAGGCCGATGCGTTGTACTCAGCATCTGACATCTTGAGGCTCTTGGCCACGTCTTGGTAAACACCAAAGTCTTTGGGCACTGGCGGACCAACGAACGGGGCTTGTTGCTTCTTGGCAAAGCGCACGTCGCTGCCGATCCGCTCCAGCTCGGTGTTGGCTGCCTCGGCCTGATCGGCCGGGATTTCCAAGTTGCCCATGCGAACCTGAGCGCCAGGGATTTTGGTCACGTCGATTGCGTTTGCTTCGCGTGACAGCAAGCCCTTGGTCAGCTTGGTAGGCGCGGCAGCTTCAGGTGCGGCCGCCGAGGGAACCTGGCCAAGCGCGCGCACAGGCACGGCCTTGTGCTTCATGCCCAGCAGCACGACGGCTGACTGGTTGTTTCCAAACGGCGCAATGTAGCCGTCGAAGCCCGCGTTGATTACCGCTGACTCGAACGCGTTGGCGTCCGCTTGCGGCTTGATCAGTCGCGTTTCGGGGTCGTAGATGTTTTGGAGGTTGACTTCGTGGGCGATTCCACCGACTCCGCTTTCGGGGCGGATGCCTGCCCCCTTGTCAACATAGAAGTAAATCCGGTTTTTGAGCCTCGGATCAGGGCTGCTGTCCAAGCGATTGCGTTCTGCACCTTTGAGACCACGGCCATAATATGCTCCACTTAAAACTTGACGGGGGGCCGTTGAGTAATGTCGGCCGATAACGGAGACTGCGCCTTGGCGGGCTGTTCCGTAGCTAGGGGCCGGACCGCCCCCACCTTCCTCAGATAGTTGTCCAATTGCGCCTGCAACGCTTGGTTGGATTTCACTTCTTGCAATGCCATCGATTCGTTGTCCATTTACTGCTCCCAGTGCGCCCTTGTTGTACGCCACCAAGGCGTCACGGGCGACCATCTTAGCGCGATTCAAATCGCGAATGTACTTGTCGACCTTGGCCGATTCTTTTCGCCCCTGGTCCTTTGACCCGCGCAAAGTTTGCAGCAGGTTGTCGATGATGCCAACCCACTTACTGACAAAGCCCTTGAACCCTTGCGGATCAGCCTTGGCCACGTCGGCCCAGAATGCCTTGTCAGTTGCTCGGTTGCCCAAGAAGTCGGCGGTCATCTCCGACTTCAAGTTGTCGCTGGTCAAAAGCTGCTGCACCCGCTGCTCGCGCGCAGCTGGGTCGGCAATTTTGATCAGCTCATCGCGGTGCAAGAAGTTCTCGACATAGGCGCGCTTGCCCTCGTCGGTCATGTCATCGAAAACGCTGTCGATGCTGGCCGTGAATTTCTGGGCCGGTGTGTCGGTCAGGCCAGCTGAAGTCTCGGCTGCTGCGATCTGTTCGACCGTGTGCTTGAATTCATGCAGCCCAGTGCGCAAGACGTTGACATCTCCAGCCGTATTGACAAACGCGGTCCCGCCAATTGCGACCCCGTTGATGGACATGGGACTGGGGTCGGTAAACGCGACAAGACGTCCACCAAACTGGCTGTTCAAAGCACTGGCGATCTCGTTGACCGCAGCCTCCTGCGCGGGCGCGGGAGCGTTGAGCTGGGGCGCTTCTACACCATTGGAAGAAGCCCATCTGTCGAGAGTTGTTTGTGCAGCTGCTCTCGCTCTGTTGGCGTCAGGGAGTCCTGCCACTGTCGGAGCTGCGGCGTCAGACACTGCCTGTGTTTCAGGGATGGAGACGAACCCGCCTGCAACAGGCGCGGCACCTGGGGCGGCCGCTTGGGCAGCGGGCTTGGGGGTAAAAGTAACTGAGCCATCTTGGTTCTCCACCTGATCAAACTGCTGGGACAAAGTGCGCCGGTCACCCAAACGCAACTTGCCAAGCTCCTCGGGAGTGTAAGTCCTGCTTTCGATAGGAGCCCCTACAACGGGCTGAGCGGCTTGGTCAGGGGTAGCTAAGGGCGCGCCCGCGATCGGGGCTTGCTGGGCCGTTTGCTCAGCCTGGCGGGCCGTTATCTCGATGGCAGCACTGCGCCTGGTGATGGCTGGCACGGTTTCGTCACCGGCAATGGTTGTCAGCTGGTCGTCAGTAAGGTTGGCAGCAGGTTCGCCCTGGATGCGCTGGGGGCGCGGGGCGTTCAGGCGGAGTTTGTCCAGGCCGAATTGCTGCTCCACCTGGGCGTTGACCGGCGGCAGATCGATACCTGGGATCGGCTCAACGCGGCCAGGGATTGGGGCCAACAGATCGCCTGTCAGGGTTGGCTCGACGCGGCCAGGCACCGGCGGCAGCTCGCCTGTCAAGGTTGGCTCGATGCGCGGCAGCGGCGTCATGGCGGTGCCTGGGACCAGAAGCTCATCTACTGAGCCTGCCAGGTTTTCGGCAGCGGCCACTGCGTCAGCCGCAGTGCTGGCTTGGCCAAGGTCTTGCTGAGCCTGGGCGATCTTGGCTGTCTGGGTGGGGCTGATGATGTTGTCGTCGTAGGACTGGACATCGAGAGCGCGCCGGGCAAGGGTGTCGCCAACAATGTCAAACGGTGCGGCTGGGCGGTTTAAAGCGTCCCGCACTTGCTGGCCAACAGCAACGGCTGAGAACGGGGCCGAGGTAACGGCGGCCGTGGCCATCGCTTCAGGCACGCCCTCTAAGAGCTTTTGTTTTTTGTTAACCGTTTGCGCGATGATGTTAGCGCCCAGCTGGGTGCCGCCCTCTTCAAACTGTTCACCGATAAGTTCTTTGCCAAACAGCTTTGCCGCACCCCTGGGAGTGGCCACGCTGGTCAAGGCTTTGCCTGCGCCCCTGGCGACTATGGCTGCTTCGGCACCCATGAAACCAAGAACGCCCAGAGGGGCAGTGATGATTGCGGCCAAGCGCGCTTTGGCTGTGGCAATCTCGTCGATCGCTTCCGCAGGCGTCTTGCCTTCTGCAATCAGTTTTTGGTAGTCTGGGTTTTCTTGCCAAACGCTAGGCGGCGTTTGCTTAGGGTCGATCAGCTTCTCGTAGACGTTGCCAGCAGCATCGCCAGCGGTCATCACCGTGGCGGCTGTCAAACCACCAGCGGTTGCGCCAGCGGCCCGAGCACCCGCCTGAAGCGCGCCGCCACTGATGGCTTCGCTGAGCGCAACGGCTGGGCTGACTCTGGTGGCCACGCCAACGCCGCCACCGGCAATGGCAGTGCCGACCTTAGCCAAGCCCATAATGCCCAAGAAGTTGGGCACCTGTTTGGCTGCTTCAGAAAGGCCAAGCGCGGGGTTGGTCACCAGGCTTTCAATTGTTGAAAGGTACTTGCCAAAGAAGCCCTCTTCGCTTTGAACGCGTTCGCGCATCTGATCGCGCTGGGCTTTCATCACATCTGATTCTTGCGCTTGCAATTCTTTTTGCGTCTCGCGCAAAGTCTGGGCCAGCGAGCTGCCAGGAGCGACGATGTTGGTCGGAAGTTGGACCAGGCTTACTGCGCCTTGGGCCAAGGGTCCTGCCAATTGGTCAATTGTCCATTCGCCAAATGTGCGGAATTCATCGGCCTTGGCGTCTCGCGCAGCCCGCACGTTGACCGGGTTGTTTGCGCGCTCAATCAGATCAGCAAAAGAAGGGGCCTTTTTTTCGGCCATTCCGGCTGCCGTCTTTCGGACCGTCTTGTCTTCAGTGGTCAGGATGCCGCTGCGCAAAAGGTCAGCTTTTGCTGCGGTCCCTTGGCTGATTGGTCCTGCGCCATACGACAACCGACGATCGATTTCGGATTGCTTTTCTTGCGGTGTAAACGCCACGGTTTCCAGCACGCTCTTAGATTCCGGTTTGAGGAAATCGCCAACGCGCTGGATGAGGCCCCGATTATCGATAGCCGGTGGATTTACAAAACCTCGACCGCCCCCTGCCTCAGAAGGGCGAACGCCCTCCGGCAATTCACGCTTCCCCGTGTCTAACTCGCCCGTGAAAAGGGTATAGCCGGGGCTTTCTTCGTCGTCCAGCTGGCCGTTAAAAAGTTGATAGGCCATTATCTTTGGATGTATCTTGTGCCGTCAGGCAATGCATACACATTCTTTCCGTTGCTCTTTCCAATAAGAGTTGCGCCAGCGGGTAAGGTTTTAACTGTGGGCGCTGCCTCGGCTTTGGGCGCACCAGGCTCAGGCTTGGGCTTGGGCGTACCCTTCTCGTCTATCTGCCCTTTGAGCAAAGACATCGCCTTGTCGCGCAAAACAACGGCGTCGTCATACTGACGCTGCCATTCGGCCTTGGCCTCGGGCGTGCTGCCCTTGCTGCCCTCTTGCAACGACTTGATCGTGGTGTTGGCAGAGTTGACCATGGTCGTCAACCGATCAGCGCCTTTGCGGTTGAACATGCCGCTTTCAATCTCGGCCGCGATCTTGGTAATTTCTGCGTTGTACTTTTTGGCCAATGCGCCTTGAGCGCCAGCTTGCGCCACGTTCTCGGTGATCTGCGATTGACCGACAGGCGTGACCTTGCTTGTGCCGGTGTACTGGTTAAATTGCATGCCGTCTTTGACTTCGACCAAAGGCTTGCCGCCTATGACCGCAACGGCTTGGCCGCCGACGGGCGCAGTTTCTGGGCTCGTGTACGCCTTTTCCCCAATGCTGGTTATGAGGCCAGTCTGACGACCCTTTTGGACATCATCAAAAGCTGGGCCTAATGCGTAGGACTCGATGATTGCACCGATCTGTTTGCGCTTTGCATCGGCGTACTCTTTGAATTGCGGCGGCAACCTTGAGACCGTAGACTCTTCTCCAGAAGGGCCAATGTCAATCTCGTCTTTCATAAACGGGGTGAAATCGCCGGTCGTGTCTGCCTTGCGAAATCTTTGATATTCCGGCAAAGTCATGCCGGAATTCATGGCAATTATGCTTTCGGCTTTACCCCCTGGACTCAAATCTTCCAAAGCAATACCACCCTTGCCGCCGCCGCCGCTACTGCTGCCGCCGCCTGCGCCGACAGCCTTTTTGTAAAGCGCGTTTTGGCTTTCGCGAAATTCACGATTGGCCAAGTCGTTCGCTTCACGATAGGCCAACTCCTCGCGGCGAAGTGTCATCCGAGCTTCGCGATCTTCTCTGGCCGTCTCGGCCTTCATCAGAAAGCTGGCCATGGTTGATCCCGCATCGGCAAGCCCTTTGCCGAAACCGGCCCACATCAATGCGTCAGACATGTTCTCGCTCCTTATTGGGTAAAGACGGCAGGATCAATTTGGTCCATGCCTTGCTGCAACTGGGTCGTGTCAACACCGTTCTCGCCAAGGTAGCGCAGCAGCATGTCTTTGAATGCTCCAGCAGCTTCTTCCGGTCTGATGTCCATCTTTGCAGCCTGGCCAATGTCCATCACTTCTTTCAAGATGGCCATGGCCAGCAAAGCAACAAGCTCACGGGGAACCTTGCCACCGGTGCGTTCGTCCACCACGCTGGTGATCTCGTAAGCAATAGTGGCCAGGCCCTCTTGCTTGTCGGGAGATGTGCGCAGCTGCTCGGCAATGTCTTTTGCAGCGCCTTCCTTGTACATCACCTGCAAAGCAAACTTCATCGCTTGAAGAAACTGAGGATTGTTTTCGTCTGCTTGAGATTCGTCACCGCCCTGGTCGGCCATTTGGCCAGTGGGGATTTGCTTTGAAATTATTCCGTCCATGATGTGTCCTTTTGATTATTTGGTGAGCTGCATCGTTTTTGAAATCAAACCTTTTTGGCCCGACTGCTGATAGGTGTTAGTTGTTACTGCCCTAGGTTGCGGGCGATCCCCGGTTTGCTGCTCGGCAGTCAACCCGCCCGTGGTTGGCTTTCCCGGACTTTGGCCTGTTTGCACGCCAGCCACGTTCATCGAGTTGGTGCCAGAAGACAAATCCATTGCTGGCGTTGGAGCCATTGATCTAACCGCTGATGGGTCGATGCCGGGGCGTTGCATGTTTCAGTACCCGCGAATGTTGTTGCTGATCAAACCTTTCGGCTCCGGTGGTTTCCACCAAGCCGTGCCCGAGTCCATGTCTTGAAGCATGGGCGGGGGCGCGTAGCTGCGGTTAGTCTTTGCAGTGCCAGCGGCTTGAGGGGGCGGTTCGGTTGCGGTTGCGTTTGCATTTACAGCCGTGGGTTTGTCCCACAAACGCGCGTAGGGCGCGTCTTTCTTGGCTTGAGCCGCAGCAGCCGCAGCAGCCGCAGCAGCGGCTTCTTCCTCTGCGGCTACACGTATGATTTTTTTATAGGCCATGGCTTACCCCTGGATGGTGGTGGAAGGCATGCGCCCAACACCGCGCCCCGGTGTTGCTAGGGCCATGTTGCGATTGATTAAACCGTTTGATGCTTGAGGATTCCACCAGGCAGCACCGGCGTCCATGTCCTGAACCATGGGTGGGGGCGTGTTTTGGCCCCACAAACGCTCGTAGGGTTCAGCTTTTTTGGCTTCAGCCGCAGCGGCGTCGGCAGCCTGTTGCGACGCCAACATCTCTCTGGCGCGCTCTATGAAAGGCTTGAAGTCCATGGCTTACCCCTTATGCGTAGCCGGGTGGCAGACGGCCGACACCGTACCCTGGGGGCATCTGCGGCATCTGAGCGGTCGGCATGTTGCGGTTGATCAGGCCAGTGGGCTGAGGTTGAGCCTGTTGCGCCCAATACGGTGTGTAGCCTTGGGATCGTTGTGGGTTCCACAAGGACCCACCGACGTTGGTGTTGTATCGGTCGTAAGCCTCTTGGCGCAAACGCGCTTGGGTCTCAGCCTCATACTGGCGCTGATCTTCCATAGCCTTTTGCTGGTTTGCGCCAGCGATCATGCCGCCGACCACTTGCGTGCCACCTGCGATAGCGCCGTACTGGACCAAGGGGTTGGCAAACATGCCGCCAGCAGCAGCGGGTGCGCCTGCCCCCGCTCCTCCGACATAGACAGACGGGATTTTGCTGCCAATGCCAGCGCCAAGCCCAGACGTGCTTCCAACTCCTGCTCCTGCACCACCGCCCGTGCCCATGGTCAGACCCTGAGCAGCTCCAGTGCCCCCAGGTGCCGCAATGACCCCGCCGGGTGCCGCGCCTGCGCCTGCGCCTGCGCCTGCGCCTGCGCCTGCGCCCGCGCCCGCGCCTGCGCCCGTACCAGCTCCGCCACTCAGTACTGCGCTGCCTGTAGTCATCGCTGCCGGAGCAACGGTCGCTCCGCCAGCAGCGCCAGCAGCGCCAAAGGTGTTGCCAATAGTGCTGGCAGCTTGGCCAAAGTTACCGGCCATGGTGGCGCTCCAGGCGGTGGATAGCCCTGACGCCGCGCTACTGACCCCGGCCCCCATGCCCGAGAGGAAACTCCCTCCCGCAGCAGATGAGCCAAAGCCCCCGGCCAGAGCCGCGCCTCCAAAGTAAACAGCCGCCGCAATGACGACGGCTTTGCCCAGGGGCGATTTGCCGATCTCGCTGGCCAAGTTGCTCACGCCCTTGGCGGCATTGCTGATGGCGTTGACAGCGCCCTTGACGACGCCGCCAATGGCGTCGCCGACTCCTTGAACTGCTTTTGACATGATTAGATTCCTCGCACGTAACAGAGATTTACGGATTCCCTGGCAAAGCCAAGGCGTTTAAAAAGACGGATCAGGCGTGGGTCCACTTCTGGCTCCAGGGTAAGAGTCGCGACCTTGATGGCGGACCGGCCTTTGAGCCAATTTGCGAATTCACGGATCAAGCGAATGCCTGCACCCTTAACCAGCGAATAGTACAAAAGCACAGAGCACTGCATCTTGTCGTACCAAAAGCTCTTTTGCACGCATGCGCCAAACACAGCCACGACTTTGCCATTCTCGTCTTCCGCCACCCAGGCAAAGTGCGCTGGGTTGATACACGCCTGGGCCATCCGTGCCATCGCTTCGCGGTCTATCTTGACCGGCAAAGGATTGTTTGACACCGAGATCACGGCTATTTCTACGATGGCCGGGATGTCTTGGAATTTGGCTTTGCGATAGATCATTTCGGCGTAGTCATCTCAGGGATGGTTGTGCTGTAAAACGTGTTTGCCCATTTGATCTGAGCATTGGCGTAGTCGACCGCGTTTTGGATCGCCCGGCTTTTGGGGCTTGTTCCAGTTGCGTCTTTTACCGCGCTAAGGGTGGAATCTGCGATCAGGGTGTTCACTTTGTCCAGGGTAACTGTGCTGATATTGGCAGCATAGGTCTTGGGCAGGTTTGCCGTGTTAAGCGTGTTCTGCAAATTCGTGATCGCCGTCTGTTGTGTGCGGTCAAGCGAAGATTGCAAGGATTGAAATGTTTGCTGGTTTGTGGCCAGAGTCTTTTGCGCTTCAATGTTCTTGTCCGCAATAGCAGTCTGCTGTGTACGGTCAAGTTCAGACTGAGCTTTTTGGAAAGTCTGCTGAGCATCTTGCAAAGCCTTTTGAGCAAGGACGCTCTTATCCGTAATTGCAGTTTGCTGCTTACGGTCAAGATCAGCTTGAGCCGATTGGAAAGTCTGTTGAGCCGTTTGCAAAGCTGTTTGCTGAGTACGTGCAGTTGCAGCCTCGGTTTTTTCAAACGCCTGTTGATTGGCTTGAAACGTGTTTTGCTGACTGCGGTCAAGCACTGCCTGCGCTTCTTGAAACTTCTGCTGGGCCGTTTGCAAGTTGGCTTGAGCGGTGACGCTCTTGTCAGCAAGCGCCGTTTGTTGAGCGCGGTCAAGATCAGATTGGGCCTGGGTAAAGGTCTGCTGAGCCGTTTGCAAAGCAGTTTGCTGATTACGATCAAGGGTAGATTGAGCTGCTTGAAAAGCCTGTTGAGCCGTTTGCAAGGCTGTTTGAGCGGCAACGCTCTTGTCGGCAAGCGCCGTCTGCTGCGCGCGGTCCAGGTTGGACTGAGCTTGCGTAAAGGTTTGTTGAGCCGTTTGCAGAGCAGTCTGCGCTTCGATGTTCTTGTCGGCAATCGATGTCTGCTGGGCGCGATCAAGAGTAGCTTGAGCCGCCTGGAAATTCTGACGAGCGATCTCCAGGTTTCTTGTGGCCTCAACACTTTTATCAGCCAAAGATATTTGGGTTGCGCGATCAAGCTCAGACTCAGCTTTTGTAAACGCTTGCTGAGCCAGCTGTGTGCTGGTTTGAAAGACCTGTTCGCTTTTCTGCAACTCGGTTTGTTGAGTACGGTTCAAAGCGTTTTGAGCCGAGTCAAAATTCTGCTGGGCCTTTTGCAAATTGGCCGTAGCCTCAACGCTCTTGTCCGACAAAGACGTTTGCTGGGCACGGTCAAGCTGGGCTTGGGCAGCTTGAAAATTCTGGGTGAGTTGGTTTTGTTCGGCAGTGAATTTTTGGCCGCTCATCTCCAGGCCAAATTTGTTTTGCTCGCCGACGTTGAATTGGCCGCCGGTATTGAATGCGGCCTGGTTGGCCGTGGCCCGATTGGCATAGATGGCCGCATCAGCCGCTGCAATTGGGGTGGCTTTCTCCAGCATGGCGGCCACACCTGCACCCTGGCTCATCGAGCTGTTGATCAAGCCCCTTTGGGCCATGCCCTGGGTGGCCTGCGTCCTGGCCAGCTGCATGAGCGGGCTGTCCTTGGACAGAATGGACTGCAATTGCCCAGCCGTGGTCTCGGTACCGGGCTTGACTTCGCGCTCTTGTGCGCCAAATTGAGCCGCAGTGGACATGGTCCCAGGGACCGTGGTGCCGGGAGCTGGAGGCGTGGCGGGGCCTGTCAGGGCTGCGCCGGTAGTGTTACCGGTTTGAATGTCAAAAGGATTTGCAGCTGTCGCCATTGATTGCTCCACTTGTGAAAAAGCCGCTAAGAAGCGGCTTTCTGCGGGCGCACTGGCCCCGCAGAGATTTTATGCCAAGAAGGGCTTACCCGGCAAGCCCTTTGTTTTTACCCACCCAAGACCGCCAAGGCGTGAGCAATGTGGGCTTTCCTGTCCTCCAAACCGATCGTCCCGCCGTTAATCCGTTTCGTCATGGTGACGTAGTCCTGGGAATCCGCAAAAGCGTTGAGCTTGTGGGTATCCCAAAAAAAGCCAGCAGTCAAGGCCGCGTATTTGGGCATGGCCACCAAGTCTGGCTGCATTACGAAGTCGGCACCCAGGGCCTGGCCAGCGTGGAAATACGCGCTATGCCCGGTGGTTTGGATGCATCCGCGCCCGCGAAAACGGTACCCATCCCCACTTGCTTCGTCCCGGTTTCCCATACGATTGGCGTACACGTTGTTGGCCAAAGCCTTCGGATTGCGCGCGTATCGCTGGGCGATTTCCATGGTGGGGAAACGCCTTGGCCAAATCTTTATCAGGCGGTCGGCGGCGTAGCTCAAACCCTCTTCCAGCTTTGTGAAGTTGCCGCACTCGTGGGAGCACTGGCCGATAAACGCGGCTTGCTGTTTGGGGGTGTTGATGCCAAACCTTTCAAAGGTCTCGTTCAAAGGGTCGACCCACTGCGTCCCAATGTGAAGCCGGGTCAGCTGATCACTGTTTAGCATTGAGCTGGCTCCTTACTTGGTTGTATGCGTCGATGCAGGCGTTGAGCTGGTTGACGGCGCGGTCACCGTCGGCGGCAATTTGAGCGATGAGTCGGAGGGTTTCTCGCTCTGCATCAGAAGGCGGGTCAATCGGTCGGTCAGGTTGGGTTCGCGCTTCAACCCGATCTCCGGTGGGAGCGGGGGTATTTGGGGCGGCTTGTACACAACCGGGGGCCGGGAGGCGCACCCGACCAGCACTGATAGCGCGATCAAGAGCAGACTGCTTTTCATTGACAACATTGTTGACCTCCGATAGTTTTGTGGATGTTGCGTTAATTTCTTCAGTAAGTTTCTGTTCAGTTTGGCGAGCTTCGTCGTTCTTCTTGGCGATCTCGACTTGCATCTCCATGTCGCGCTCGTTCCACCCTCGATGATGGCCCGTGAAGTACACGCCAAGGGCCACTACGGCCGCGCCAAGGATCAGGTAGGGTGAAGGTATGCCAAACATCATTCGGCCTCTTTACGGGCTCGGGTGAGGGCATCGCGCTCGTGATCCGGCTCTTGGTGATCGGGCGGTGTGGTGGGTGGGGGCGGGGGTGTCCAGCTCTCGTCCAGGTCTGGGTTCTTGTAACCCATGAAGTTCCAGTCCGGGGTGGTGGGCGACGGCGCTGGAGCAGGTGCCGGGGGTATCGGGGGTACGGGCGGCGGCGCAGGCGCAGGCGTGAGCACGGAAGCAGTTTTATTGGCGATCATCTCCGACGCCTTCTTGGCCACGCGCATACCTATGAGGGTGGTAATGGACCCTGTCATAAGTAATACTATATCATTAAGCATCTTCGTATAGGCCATGTCGATTGGTGCCATAGTTTTAATTGGCTGCTGCACGAACGTGACCGAATAGAGCATGGTAAAAACCAGGCCGCCGAAAACGATCATCACAATGCAGACCACGAAGGCCCACACCATGATCTCGCAAAATGCGATGAGTTCGTCAGTTGTTTGGAACAGTGCTCTGCGCGGGCTGAATGGATTCAACTTTTTTCTCCAAAATAGGTGCTACCAAATACTCGGGGCAGTCTTGCGAAAACTGACAGTCGGGCTTTTGACAACGCTTGGCCTGAAAATTGTTGGGGTTCTGACAGAAGTACCGATACCGGTCCTCGCACCCAACAAGCAGCATTAACAAAAGCAGATACTTCATTCTGATGAATCCTTTTTTGATTCCCTCTCAAGCCTCTCACGTTGCAAGGCTTTGCGCTCCCTGACCACTTTGGTCAACTCCTCGCTAACCATAAGCCGAATGGCCAGCATGTCGATGTACATGAAGGCCGTTATGGGCAGCACGATGGTGAGCAACAACGACACAATCACGAGGACGATAAGAAGCCCTTTAGATTCGTCCGATGTAGACTTATTGACCATGCGAGTCCCCAGAAATACAAGGCAACCAAAATTGTCGCAGCAATCACACCGACTTTGTCGTGCCAACGGTCTATTCCCTGTCGGCGTTGCCAGGCTTTTGCTGCATCTTCTCTGACCTGTATTGCTCGAGCCTCCTTTTGTTCTTCGGCAATCTGCGCGCGCATCTTCTCAAACCTGGTCCACAAATCGCCAAGCTCAGCTGGAGCGTTATAGACCATGGTTTCGCGCAAATCCTTCTCCATCTTTTCCAGGCGGGTCCTGATCAGCACTCGCTGCAAAGCCCGTTTGCCAAGCGACTCGTCGCCCGTGTAGACCTCTTTGGATTTGCGCTCTTCTTCCCAAAACAGGTCTTCGATCTTGCTGAACGAATCGAAGAAGGTGCCAAGCTGTTCGCCGACCTGAGAGATCACGTCATTGGGGTCGCTGGCCGATACCTGCTTGACCCGGTCGCGCTCTTCGTTGTACTGCTTGACTGCTTCCTTGGAAGGGGGCTTGTCTTTGTGCTGTTTCTTGAATTGCGATTCAAGGTCGGTTAAAACCTCGTTGACATTTCCAACGGCACCCTTGATGTCTTTGTAAAGCTGGCAGCCCTTCTTAACTGCTGCAACGGCCGCGTTGGCCATCGCAAGGATGGTCAGCGGGTCCATGCTTCATTTGTCGGCCTTGCCGTCCAGCTTGTCAAAAATCTGCTTCAGGATCGATTTGATTTCGGCGATGTCGGTCCGGTAATCATCCTTGGCCACATACGAATGCGGCAGCTCGTTGACTTTGTCTTCGAGCTTTTGAATCTGCCGGGTCAAGGTGTTGATAACATAGACCGCCAAAAACCCAGCAATCGCAACGATGATGTTGAAGAGTTGCTGGGTGTCCATCAGGTGCTCCAAGGCAAAGGCGTGTTCTGTGGACTGACAGGCGGCGTGATCATGCTGTCGATCTGGCCCTGTATACAGGCTTGTGCGCTTGCCATGGCAAACTCTGGAATCCAGCCAATGACGATAGCTTGGGTAAGCTGGTCATAGGGGATGAATGTCTCTGGCGCTTGGCTTGAGTCAAAGGTGGTGTTGCCACCGATGCTGGCAGTGTATTCCCCGTCCACGCCCGTGACTTCCCACAGCACATTGACCACATAGTCTGGGTCAGGCTGTTGCATAGTCCACATTGCATTGATGGTGGTGGTAAAAGTTGTCATGGTTTATGCTCCGTTGAGTTGAGATTTGAGGCTGTCAACCTCTGCTTTGAGTTCTTTAATTGCGTTGATCATGTACCAAGTCAAATTGTCGGCATCAACTGACATAACGCCAGAAGATTCTGTTTTTACGCACTCAGGCAATACCTGTTGCAGTTCCTGCGAAATTACACCAAGCTGAACACCAGCTTTGTTGATCGCATCAGTTGACTTGAGTTCTGCATCCACCTCTTCTGGCAAACGATATTCAAAGTTCCGCACTTGGATGGCGGCAATCTTCTCAAGGCCAACATTGTTGTCAACAATATTTTTCTTTAAACGCTGGTCTGAAGTGGTTGCCCATGTAGTGGTGTTTGCGCCGTTGTAAATGCCCCCAGCGCCGCCAGCAGAGATAAAGCCAGTAGATGAACCTTTGCCCGAAGCTGATGTATTGGTGGTGCAAATAACCATTTCATAGCTATTACTTACAGCCCCAGCCTGAGAACCAAAGCCAACATATAAATTATAATCACCCGTTTGTAAATTAGACCCTGCGAGAAGACCATAAAATGTATTAGCGCCGCCTGATGTAAGACCAAGACCCGCCTGATAACCTACAGCAGTGTTGTTTGAGCTGGATAGGGAGCTTGCTGTAAGCGCCTGATACCCAACTGCGGTATTGTTGCTTCCAGTTACATTGCCTAAAGCAGAATCCCCCACACCAGTGTTTTTTGAGCCAGAGCTTGTGTTGTACATAACACCTTGCCCAACGCCAGTGTTGCTTGAGCCTGTAATATTTGCTAAAGCATTTGCGCCAATAGCAGTGTTATTACTGCTTGTCGTATTTTGATACAGGGCGGAAGCACCAAAAGCAACATTGCTTGTGCCAGATATATTGCTATATGCGGCTGTGTACCCTACAGCCGTGTTGCTTGAAGCTGTATTTTTAGCAAGTGCCGCCGAACCTACAGCGGTGTTGTAGTTACCAGCGGTGTTAACACCTAGAACAGCATCTCCACCAGAGGGTTGATAACTACCAACAGCCACATTTCCTACGCCCGTTTGATTTGCCGACAATGCTTCATTGCCGATGGCAATATTTCGATTGCCGCTTGTATTTTGGGCAAGTGCAGAGTTGCCAATTGCCGTGTTGTACGAGCCAGTGTTTGGGCCGCCTGTAGTGCCGCCCATTGCTCGGGAGCCAATTGCAATACTGAATGCTCCACTGCTTAAATTTTCTCCAGCAAAATAACCAAAGGCAGTTGCGTCCGTTCCAGTTGAGTTTGCCAAAGCACTGATACCTACCGCAGTGCTGGTGGCGCTTGCGCTTCCATTGCCAAGACCTACAGTGAGTCCTTGAATGGATGCCCCAGCGGCTACAGTAAATAAGCCTGCGGTGGAAATTGAGGCTTTAACAGTTCCACTACCATTTGTGTAAAACTTTAACGAACTGCCAGTGTCTGCAAAAACAGCTACATCGGAACTTGTGTTTCCTTGTATAGCGCCATCAACAGAAAAAGCGCCGTATTGAGTCCCATTTTGTCTTACAGAAAATGAACCGCCGCCAGTTGTGCCTGTATTGTCCGCAGCAACAGTCCCATAAGCGCCAGTTGATTTAAAACTAGCAATTGTGCCGCTGGTTGCCGAAGATAAAGTTAGCGTTCCAGTGACTGCAAGGCCAGTGGAGGACACGGTGGCGTAGTTTGTTACTTGGTTATCACCAAATAATCGTAGCTTTCCAGTGGCAAAAGTGTCAGTGTCAGAGGATGTGCCAACGCCAGATATGGCTACAGAAGAACCTAAATAAGTTTTAGGCGTTCCACTAAGTTGTATTTGCAAAAATGTGCCGTTGACATTGGTCGTATTAACAATTGCCGTAGCACTTGCCAAAGTGCTTGTAGCAGTCAGCGTTCCAGTGACTGCAAGGCCAGTGGAGGAGAAGGTTCCCGCAGTAACCTGATTATTTGGTCGTATTATTACCGACTGTCCAGCCGATGCATCCAAATATAGGCTTGACGCTGTAGCCCATACTTGAGCTGAACTACCACCTGTAAAATCTAAACGGCCTGCGGCATTACTGTTTGTTATATTCCCCGTAGTACTCAGCGTAGTAAACGCCCCAGCCAGCGGATTTGTTGTGCCAATGATGACGTTGTTGATCTGATTGCCGCCGCCTGCTACGGTCCCGCCAAGGGTGAACGCACCAATGGTGTTAGCGGTCAACGTGGTGCCGTTGAATGTCAGATTGGCTGAATCGGTTTGAAGCCCGGCAGTGGTGCTATATGGGACACGGCCAGAGGTGAGGCCAGAATTGGTGATGGAGGTGGATGCGGTTATGGTAGTAAACGCCCCAGCCAGCGGATTTGTTGTGCCAATGATGATGTTGTTGATCTGGTTACCGCCGCCTGCCACGGTCCCGCCAAGGGTGAACGCACCAATGGTGTTGGCGGTCAACGTGGTGCCGTTAAATGTCAAGTTGGCTGAATCGGTTTGAAGCCCAGCAGTGGTGCTATATGGGACACGACCAGAAGTGAGGCCGGTGTTAGTCAATGCGCTTACGGTCAACGCGCCGACCGAGCTTGCGAATGTCACCGCCCCACCAAAGTACGAAGCACCAGCGGCCACATACAAAGAGTACGCGTTGGTGATCGTTGCGCTACCGCCTGCGACCGGAGCGTTGGCAAGGTACAGCGTTGCAGCAGTGGCATACGTGGTCACGTTGGATGTAGACAACGTAGGCTGGGCCAAGCTGTAGAACGTCGCAATTGGGGTCAGCGGACCGGACGAAGAGGTGTCGGTGTAAGTCGAAGCCACGCCATACAAGAACGCCGGGTTTGTGGGGGTTAGCGCAGCAGCGGCAGAACGGTTTGCAGAGGGAATCCTTACCAGTCCCGTGGTGCTAAGGTCGGTGAACGTGCCAGCCAACGGATTCGAGGTGCCGATGATCACGTTGTTGATCTGGTTACCGCCGCCGGAGACAGTGCCGCTGATCGTGAAAGCACCCAGGGTCTTGTTGGTAAGTGTGTCGGTGGTCGCACGGCCAACCAAGGTGTCGGTGCTGGTGGGCAGCGTCAGCGTACCAGTGTTGACGATGGTTCCGATGACAGGCGATGTCAGCGTCTTATTGGTCAAAGTGTCGGTGGTCGCACGGCCAACCAAGGTGTCGGTGCTGGTGGGCAGTGTCAAGGTCCCGGTGTTGACGATAGTCCCGATGACAGGCGATGTCAGCGTTTTGTTGGTCAACGTGTCAGTGGTCGCACGGCCAACCAGGGTGTCGGTGCTGGTAGGCAGAGTCAAGGTCCCGGTGTTGACGATGGTCCCGATGACGGGCGAAGTCAAAGTCTTATTGGTCAGAGTGTCGGTGGTCGCCCGACCAACCAGTGTGTCGGTGCTGGTGGGCAGTGTCAATGTGCCGGTGTTGACGATCGTGCCAATGACCGGGCTGGTCAAAGTCTTGTTTGTCAACGTGTCGGTGGTCGCACGGCCAACCAAAGTGTCGGTGCTGGTGGGCAGAGACAGCGATCCGGTGTTAACGATGGACGAAATAACGGGCGCGGTCAGGGTCTTGTTGGTCAGGGTCTGTGTGGTGTCAGTGCCAACCAGGGTCGTGTTGGCATCAGGCACCGAATAGATGCGAGTGGCCCCAGGCGTGACCGTGCCTGCGTTGAATTGAAACTTGCGCGTGTTGTCGCCGTCGTCTTGGACCGTGAAGTCGGTGTCAGTGACCGTGAACGAGGGCAGCGTGGAAGTCTGGGTCAGAGCAGTGCCGGTGCTGTTGACAACCACAAATTTATTTGCGTTGCCCGACAGCGTGGGCATTTTGTCAAAGCCTGCTGCGACGAGGTCCAGCTCGGCTCGCATTGAAGCCGAAGTTGCTGCCGACCCGGTCGAGGGAAATGCACCGTGGTTGTAGAAAGAATTGCTCATCTGAGTCCTCTGCGCATGCTGTAGTGCAAGATGGTTGAGTTGATGGTGAACTGTGCGTAGATGTCCGAGATTGACGCAATGCGTACTGCGATGTTTTCAGCAGTTCCGCAAACCTCAACTTCGGACGGCGCAAGAGTGCGTCCATCCCAAACGAAAGTATCCCAAGAAGCCGAATCCCAATAGCTGGAAATCAAGTTGCTGGAATACTGCCCGCCAATGTCCTGGCCAATATCTGTTGACGAATAGCCCAGGTCATAACTGAAAGTGAATTCGGCGTAGCTGGTGCCGGTGATCTCCATTGACCCCTTGCGGTATCTTTTCAAGACCCGAGGGCTTTTGATGGCGTTGAACACCAGGGTCACGCTGGCTGAAATCTCAGTGCCGTCAAAAGACGTGCCTGCATCCAATCGGTACACATACCCGTTGGTCGAACCAAAGAACGATGTCTCAGCGCCATCGGGCGATTCGCCCGCGCATATCACAGTCACCGCGTTGGGGAACTGGACGGGCATGGCACCCATCATTTGGTTGTTGGAGACAGTCATGTACAGCGCATAGCTGTCGCTGAAAAAGACCCGGTACTGGGCCTTCTCGCGGTTCAGGCTGCTGCCGGTGGCCAGATTGCGCCTCTGCTGAATGAACGGCCGAATGTTCAGCGTCAAGGCCGCTGAATCGAAGTTGCCGTAATTCAACGTGGTTTGCAAGTTGATGATGCCCCGGTCGTCGAACACGTAGCTTTGCGACATGTTCTGCGCGGTGTAGGGCTTGGCTCCGGTGCCCACGTTGTACGACACCAAGTTCCAGTTGGCCGAGCTTGTCCCATACAAAATGTATGTGTCGCTGTCGGTGTAGATGGCCATGGCCCCGGTCGATTGATCGCCAGGCTGGACCAAGAAGTTGGTAATGTCTTCGGTCAGCGCGATTTCGCCTGCACCGAGTACGGGATTCCACTGGTAGGGTAAACCCAAAGCGGAAAATTGGATTGAGTGGCCATACGCAAAAAACAGGTGCTGCTTGTGAAAAGCCACTTTGGTTGGCACGTCTGTGGGCATGCCGGTGCGAACGGACACATAGACCGTGCCATCGAATTCAAAGCCCTTGTTGACCCCGTCACACCCGTAGATGCGTGTCTGGTTGCTGTTGCCACCAAAGTTGCCCGTGGCTGTCTCAACGCGGCCATTGGGTGCCAGGGTGATGGCCGTCTGCGCGCCAACAGCCTGGGCGTAGGTAGTGCCGCTCACCCTGATGTTTTCGCCAGCCTGGAAGGTTCCGGTAATCGTGGCAAAAACCAGATACCCTGCCGCGTCGTTGCCGGTCCAAGTGCCCGAGGCTTGCACCACTCGCTTGATCGTGCCGGTCGCCCCGCTGGTCTGGCCAGTGACGATGTTGCCCTCAGCAAATTCAATCGAGCCAGTGTTAAACGCCAGCTCAAAGCCCAGGGGCACCAGGGTCCAGCCGCTGGTGGTGGACTTGTAGATGGCCATGGCCGTGCCGCCTGCATTGTTGCGCCAGGCATAAACGGTTCCGTTGAAGTAAACAACACCGCGAATTTGGCCAGAACCTGGCACGACAGTAATGTCCGCGCGGTAGGCGTCGGCAGCCAAGTTGAGGTACTCGGCGGCCTGTTTGCTGGTGGTGGTTGTGGCTGCGCCCAGGGCGGTCAGCGTGCCCTTGGAGACTCCGCCCACCGTGAGGGTTTCGCCCACAGTAAATGAGCCCGTGCCCTTGGTGTAGACCAGCTGGTTGGTGGATGTGGAAATCACGTAGCCCGTTGCGGCGGAGGTAACACCGACGATCGTGTCGCCCACGTTCACGGCGGCACTCAGGTTAACCGTGAGGATGCCGTACAAAGCGTCAGACGGGTTTGGGCGGCCATCAAACCGCTCGTACCCGGCGATCCTGGTGTACCCGCCGGTGATGGACGCCTCAAAATTTAAAGCGTCCCGTGCGGTACCTGGAGCCAGCGACAAGGTAGGCGTGACCAGGTCGAGGCCACCCGCCATGCGGATCAAGTCGTATTTGACTGGGGCCATTCCTTGTGCCATGGTTTCCCTTTAAGCCAGCGGGGGTCCGCTGACGATGGTTGGCAGCTGATCGATCTCCATGCGAGAGTACAAACGTCGGTACTCGTAGTCGCCGCGCGCCAATACTTCAGGCGCGGCCTCGTATCCGGCGTAATACATCATGGCTCGGTACACAATGACCATGTGGAATCGAGCGGGTATATCAGGACTGTCACTGTCAGCGGTGAGACTGAGAGGTTGTGTGTAGTATTCGCCATCGATTACATACGCTTGATCGGGCGTTGAGCCAAACGCCAAATCTTTGTCAGGCGTGATTGAAACAACCACAGGTCGCGCGTAGGTGTTGCGCATGTTGGCGTACCGGTACAGGTTCCTGTACGTGCTCCAATCCATGTAATTCAACAGCTGTTCATCTCGGTACGAGTTGCCGACCGATGAAGCGCGGAAGCTGTCTCGCTTCCAATTGCCAAAGTTGGTCAACGCGCAGTCAGTGACTGCGTTGTACTGAAACTGCTGCGTGACCGTGTTAAAAGTAAAGGGCTGGCGCAAGAAGAGCCAATCTTCTTTCGATGTTTGCACATCGATCCAAGCCTGCTGAACCCACGCCGTCATCCGCGCCGATTCGCCGGTCACGCCCTGCACTGTTGATAGCGAAGGGCCTGACACGCCGCATTCGACGCGAGCTTGGTTTGTAAGTTGAAGCAGGTTCATGCGCAGCCCTTGGCTTTAAGCGGGTTCAGCCAACACGTTTTGCAGCCATGCACGGCCGCGAGAGTTGTTGTCTTCAACCAAATCAAACGGGTAGCTCAAACCGTGACGTGCAATCATGTCGATCTGGTCAGGTGCTGCCGGATTGCGGGTCACCTGGCTGTACTTGGTCTCTTTCATGCGGGCCAAGATTTCGACGTATTTGCGCTTCACGGTTGTGGGGATACCACGCATGATGGGCTGGTTCATGCCGTTGCAGTTGACAACGACATGGTTGGGTTGATTCTCATCAGTGGTCGAGTGGACCATGACCGTCACAAGTTCATTCATAAAAGCCTCGTCTGAGGCCAGCTTGCTGAAATCTCGGGATTCAGCGACGGTATCAATAACCGGTGCGTCGTCCAGAATTTCCATGCCTTGGACAGTGTTCTTTTTAGTTGCCATCATTTTCTCCAGGGGTTGATAAAAGGGGATTGCCAAAAAGCTGGGGACCCGAAGGCCCCCAGCAAAACTCTTCTAGGAAGAGGATGGCAACTTACAGGGCCGAGCCGGGCATGTCCATGCAGTCGTAGAACACGTCGGTGATGCCGGACGCGCTGAGGTCGGTAGTGGCTGGGGTGAAGGTGGTGGACGAGTCCGTAGTGACCTTGATCAGACCGACCAGCGTGACGTTAGCGGTCGACTGGGTAGGTACGGGGCAAGGATCGCCAGCGGCAACGATAGGACCTTGTGTGGTCGTCACGGTGCCGGAAGCGTTGATCCACACAGCGAACAAACAAGCCTGGCTTGCAGCCAAGGCAGTGCCCGTGCTGAATGCCAAGTTGTCGGTTGCAGCCTTAGACTTGAACACACCGTTGTTGGTGAAGGTCAAGGTGTTGACGGTTTTGAAAGTGGCACTGTTGGTGCCTTCAGCCAAACCGGCAGCGGTCAGCGAGAGAAAGCCACTATTGGCTTGTTCGATGTTGTATGACATGGTGAAATTCCTTAAAAAAGATTAGGAGACGGTTGCCGAGAACGGAGTTGCTTCCGTACCGGTGGCTTTGGTGTGTACCTGGACCAGATAAGTACCGGCGATCGCGTCGATGATTTCAACGAGGTCACCAGCAAATCCGCCTGTCGTGCTGCCGTCAAAAGTGATGGTGTCAGAAGAGGCAGCAGTGGCATAGCCAAGTACCGCAGCTGAGTTATCGCTGATCACGTATGCGCGGCCAGACATCACGTCAGTAGCATTGTTCACCTTGATGGTGGTGCTGTTTGAAGTAATGGTTGTGCCGATCATAAATCGATACACCGAACCAGTGCCGGTCGCGTTTGGCAGTGTGACTGCACAACCTGCGGCTGCATTGATAACGATAGTTCGACCGCCGTGGACATCACGGGTGCAAGTCAGGGTTGCGCCGGAAGCTGCAACAGGTTCGGTGGCAAGCACCGCGCCAATCACGTTACCGGTCAGTCTCCCATCATTGACAAGGCTATAAAAAGCTCGATTGCTCATGGTGTATTCCTTTGGTTAGACGGGGCCAGGTTGCCCTGGCCCCTCGTCATTACAGAGCGGTCACACCGGCTTCGATACGGGCCATGAATGCGTCGTTCAAACGCACAGTGGCAAACCATGTCGAAGCGCCCACGTAGCCGAATTGGCCCAGTGGGTTAGCGTGGTTGGTCTGGGATGCTTTCAACACCACAGGCTTGATGGCAGACATGCCCTTCAACGCAACCTGGCCCCAGCAGTCTTCACCGATAACGATGAAGGGGTACACGTCGACGTTGGCAGCGCCAACAGACAACATGCCGCTAGAACCAACAGAAGCACCGGCAGCCAAGAAGGACTTCAACAGCGGGGAGCTGATGAAGCGGAAGTCTTCACAGGCACCGATCTCGCGATCGTGGATGGGCTTGAATGAACCGTACTCTTCCACGCGGGTGAAGCCAGGCAGGTTACGGATGTCGCTGACGGCGTCGGTATGGCAGAACACCACGTAGGCGGGCTGCACAGCACGAGTGCCGAAGTTGACGCCAGGAGCCAGGCGGCTGGTCACGCGACGAGCGCGGTTGGATTCCAGGGTACGAGCGGCTTTACGGATTGCGTTCAAGCTGATCGGGGTGCTGATCGAAGCGCGGCTGGAGCCGTTTGCGTAGATCACAGTCGAACCGGCCTTCAACACGCCGTAACGAACCAACTCCATCACCTCGGCCAGGGTCTCGCCAGTCAGCTTGACCATCTCGCCGGGGATGTCGTCTTCGTACAGTTGCTCGGTTTTCGAGCTGTACTTGAACAACACACCGTACTGCTGGAGCTGAACGGACACGTCCTGAAAGGAAATGGTGTTTGAGTTGGGGGTAACACCCTCGGCCAACACGAAGTTGGAAGCGGTGATGTCAGGAGTACCGACGTAGCGAGTGGAGTTCTCAATCGTGGTGCCCACAGTCGATGCGCCGAAAGGCAGAGTACGACGGAACACCAGGGTGTCTGTCGAATTCTGGGGCATCTCGCGTTGAGTACCGAAGTCACCAAGAACGGTGATGGGTTGAGCGTGTTCCAGCATGCCTTGGGCGGCACGGATCAAGTTCCGTGATGCTACGGTGCCGTAATTTTGAATAGCCATGATGGCGTCCTTTCAGGTGGTGAGTTAATAGCCTCTTTGCGCTTTTGTTTTTTCGCGCTGGGAGGCTTCGTAGTTCCAAAGTTCTTCCGGTGACAAGTCGTCCAATGTCTTGGGCGGCGGTGTCTGTCCGGGTCGAGTTGTCGCGGCCGCAGCGAGACGCTGGCTGCGCTCTTGCCTGATGTCCACACTCGATCTGCCCTTCACGTTGTGGAACATGTCCAACATCTTGATGGCGTCACGAGCAGCGGGGCTGTCGGCCAAGGCACGTACTTCATTGGGTTGAATAGCGAGCCACTGTGCAAAATCCGGCGTGTTCACCGTATCCCGCCAATCCTCGTATTTACCTTCGACTCGTGCCTCTTCGAGAAGGGTACGCATCTGCTCACGCTCAGTAGCAAGCTGGGCCTGCACGTAGTCCACGACATGGGTAGCCTGGACGCCGTTTGGCTGTTGCATGTTGCTGAGCTTAGCGCCGACGTATTCCTCCATCGCACCGGCCCACTCTGGGAAATCCTGCTTGAGCTGCTCCCACTTCTCGGGGTTCTTAGCCGCCGCAGCCATTTGTCCCTGCGAAGGCGCTTCATTTGCATCGACCGAAGCCGTTGCTTGACGCGCCTGCTGGAACTCACGCTGCATGGCAGCCACGCGACCCTCGGCAGTCTTTACGTGGTGCAGCAGTTGAGCATTGGCTTGCTCCAGTTGAGTGATCTTGCCCAGGGCTTGCTTCACTTCTTCCGGTAGGCCCGCCAGTGGATCAGCCACCGATTCAGGTTGAGATGCGATCTGGACTTCAGGTTCTTGCGGCGTTTCCGGCGCAATGCTTTGAGCTTCAAATGCGGGTGAGGATTCACCGACATCTAACTTTGCAGCTTCTTCGTTCCAGAGTTTCTGTGTCTCAGCCTGAGACAGTTGGGTTTCTTCCACTTTGCTCTCCAATAAAAAACCGCCCGAAGGCGGTCCACTCAAAAGGCCAAGCGGGATTATTCATCCGACTCAACCACCACACCCCGAGTTGCCGCTTGCGGCAAGTCGAGAAATCTTTTGAGCATCCTGATCTCGCCCCTCAACGCGGCCGTCTCGTTGTCGGAGAGTCCGACGGCATCGTTTTTGACACGCGCGCTTTCGAGCTGGGTCTCAGCCCATTTGCGCAGCAGGTGCCAAGTTGGAGAGGTGAAATCGTTCATGCCATCAAAAAGCCAGGTCAGTGCCTGGCTTGAGTTATTTTGGACGCGGGGTCCCTGTCAAGATTCTATGCCAAACAGGGGTCGGTGCGCAAGTGCTCAATATGGAGCCTTGGCGTAGCGTGCGTGGATGGCCAAAGTGCAATCAATTGCAACGCTTGTGCCGCCGGTAACCGCTGGGCGAATCCAGGCTGGATTCTCGTTGGCGGTGTGGACTGCGGCAGCGGTGTAAGCCATGTTGGTTGTGCCGCCCCGCTGGGTCATCGGATGCCAATTGACGTTGTCGTTGGAGCCTTGCCACGTAACCGTGCCGCCGCCAAAAGTGCCTGATACCTGGCAACTCAGGTCGGCAGCGTAGGGGATAGGCACGCCACCGCCCACGTCGTTGGTGGCCAAGTCAGCCCAAGAAACAAGGACCGCGCCGGGTACGGTGTTGCGGTCGACGGTTGCGTTGATAGTTGCCATGGTGGTTCCCTTTCAGTGGTTGGGTCAGATGCCTGAACCCGTGGTCATTTTCAAATTCTGCTCGGCGGCGTAGATTTCCTTCTTGCCCCGCTCGCGCATTGCGGTATCGGCCAGCTTGGCCTTGATCTGTTCGAGTGTAAGGTTCTGGACGTTGGCCATCTTCAGCATCTCGATCTCGCGCTGCATGGCCAGCTCCTCCATGCGTTGCTGGTAGCTCAGCTGGGCCAGCTTCTCGCGTGTTTGCAGCTCGGCCATGTCGCCCTGGTTCTGGGCCTGCACCTTGGCAATGTCGGTTTCTGCACGAATCTTGGCTGCCTCGATGCGGGGGTCGGCCTGCTGGGCCTGGGGTTGTTGCTGCTGCTCTTTGATCTTTTCGAGTTCTTCCTCGGACTTGAAGACCTCGGCCGGGTCGATGTGCTGGGCTTGCAGCGCCTTCTCGAACAGCTTCTGGGTGTCCAGGTAAACGCCATAAACCGGGTTGGCCCCGGCCGCCAGCAGGTTCAAGAACGCCTGGTTCTGGATGTCGCGCACCAACAAGGCAGACGAGCCGCGAGCGTTAACGGTGAAGTCGCCCTTGATCTCTTCGTTCTCGTTGTACAGCATGTTGTAGTCGTAGTACCGGCGGATGTGCGGCTTGGTGACCATGTCATCAAACTGTTTAACGATCCGGCGCAGCACCACGTTGGCGCTGTTCATCAGCATCTGCATGCCACCGACAGTATCTGGCGCTGCACCCTTCTCGCCCTGGGTGATCATGGGCACGCCGGTCTCTTGGTCTGCCAGCTCCATGGCCATCTTGATGATGTTGGCCAGCTCGCCTTGGTAGCTGTTGAATTCGACGGCGGTGAAGGCTTTGCGCACGTCGTCCACGTCGTCGGTGGCCCACCAAATCTTTCGAGCTGAGAGCTGCCACTGCTTGTCGGCAGGCTGGATCGAGCCAGCCTTGACGATGATCTGGGGGCCTGAGCTGACGCCAGCGTTGTCCATCATCTGACGCCATGCCGCATTGAGCACCCGCTGCTGGGCGCGCATGAGGTATGGAATGCCGTATCCCCACACGCTGTCAGAGACCTTCTCCCAAACGAAGAAGTCGTAGGGGATGTCGCCGCCGTCCAGGGGATTGACGTAAGCCTTGACGATGGTGCTGTTGATCATCACCACGCATGCGCTCATGGTGCGCAGCTCGTCCTTGTCGCCGACGTTGACGCCTGCGGCTTCGAGGTCCTCGTAGTCGACCTCGCCCCAGTACGTCCACATCTCGTAGGTATCGCGGGCCAGGTCGCGCTGGTCTTCGTCTTTCAGCTCTTGAAAAGTGGCCGACTTCTTGGGGCCTTCTTCCAGCACCTTGCGAAGCTGGTCCTTCATAAACCCTGGCTGCTTGGCAAGGTCACGCACTTGGCGCACGGTGATGCGCTCGCGCTCGTACAGCCCCTTGCCTGCGTGGACGTTGTCGCCGCAGCCTGGGTCAGGCCAGCAGTTGCGTGGGTCGACGCTGAACGAGGCAGGACTCATCTCCTGCACGATCTCGATCTGGTGGATTTGGTTGCCCTGCATGTCCTTGTATGGCTGCCAGGCTTTGCGTGTGCGGCTGGTGACCACTGGGCCTTTGATCACTCCGGTGCCCAGGCGAGCTGCGTTGTGCAGCATCTTGCGCACTTCGGCGTTGTAGTCGCACTCGACCAGCTGGTCATCCATCTCGGTCTGCATGGCCTTGGCTTTTTCGCGCGCCACCTGCATGGCAGCTCGGGCGATGTCCTTCATGCTCAGCGGCTCTTGGGTCTCCGGGTTCATCATCGGCTGGCCAGTATCGCGGTCTGCGGCCATGCGGTCGTCACGACTTGCGCCCATGACATCGGGTTTGGGCGTGGGCTGGATGCCCCAGTTGCGGTCATCCGTGGGCAACAAAATGTCAGCCAGGCGGGCCTCGGCCGCGTTGGTCTTTTGACGGGTCAGGCCGATGTAAACAGTGGAGCGGTGCGGCTTGGCCATCTGCGTGGTCACCGGGTAACCCTGCTCCACCGAGGTCATCATCTGGCTTGCCTGCTTGGCGATGTTGTCCTTGGCGTTGTACTGGTCCTCGTCTTCGAGCCAACGCTTGTCGACGCCGTAGCTGTAACGGAGGCGAATCCACTCATCGCGCTGTTGAGCCATGTTGTAGCCAAAAGCCTGCAAACGCTCCTCGACCTTCCGGCGTTGATCGGCTTCGTCTACAACTTCTACTTCAACATCGATTTGCTGGGGTTGAGCTTGCATGGGATTTTCCTGTTGTTGCGGGTCAATACCCGGCTACTTGGTCGAATACGTCAAACGCTGGGACGTTGGGCATGCGATTGCCGCGAAGGCGCGTCTCGGCCTCTTCCTGCGTTTTGGCTTTGCGGCGCATCATCATGGCGTATCGCGTGGCCGACAAGATGTCGTCGTTGAGTTTAACAATGATGCCGTCTTTGCGGTGGTACAAACGAAACTCCTCGAACCACTCTTCCAGGTGGGAGAAGACCTTCAAGCGCATGGTCTGCATGCGCGTGAGCATCTCGGCCACACCGGCCTCCAAGCCGTTGCTGCCGTCCTCGAACGTGGCACGGTCGATCAGCATGTTGACGCCCTGGTCCTTGTACTGTTTGGCCAGCTGTTCACCTGAGCCCTTATCGTGCTGCAAGCCGTCATGCGGCCAGGCCACTGGGCACCACTCGCCTCGCGCCCTGATCGCGGCAGCGTGGATGGCCACGCTGGCCTCCTTCATCCGGTAGCAGTCGGTCACGTAAAGCGTGTCGGCATCGCGGTCCCATGCCAGCCAGACCACGGCGGTTGGGTGGCCCCAGCCAAAGTCAATGCCCACGATCCGTGGCCAATGTGGCGGGACGGGGAATGGCTTGGCCTTGATCGCATCCTCGGCAACCGGGAACACGCGGCCGCTGCCCAAGATCGGAACACCCTTGGCTCGTGCATCGCGCTCGTGCTCAGGGTATGCGTTGATGATGGATTCGCGTTGCTCGGGCGTGTAGTGCTCGGCGTCGTTGATCGTCATGTTGATGACGTTGGTGCCTACGGGCTTCTCGATCAGGAACCGCTTGACCACTTCGGACATGCCAAGCAAAGGCGTGAAGGTCACGCACACCTGGCCGCCCACAGCCTGGGTGCGGGTCAGGCCCTCAGAGTAAACGCCAAGCGGCGGCTCCTCGTCGAACCACACCCAATTGACCGTGTCGGCCTGCCACTTGGTGCGGCCTTGGTCGTATGAGTTGAATTGGATCACGCTGTCTTCGCCACACTCGTGACGCACGACGACGCTGGACACTGCGTCCGGCACGCCTTGCTTCATGCTCGTGTCGCGGATGCAGTCGTAAGGTATCGAGCCGGTGCCCCACTCGTCTCGCACTTCAGGCGGACCAAGCAGCAAACGCTGCACGCCCTTGCGTGTCAGCTCGGCAGACTCGGACCCGACCATTGCGCGGATAGCGTAAGGGAATCGGGTGCCGGTCCACCAGCTGGGGTATCGGCCGGTCAAGTGCATGGCGGTCTCAAACGCGCCAGCCCAGGTCTTGCCAAGCTGGTTGCCTGCCATGAACAAGCGTTCACGGAACGACGAACCGGCAGCGTGGAATTCGACCTGCTTGGCGTATGGCTTGTAGGTCGCAAGGCGATTGCGCTTGGCGCGAATGTCCCGCAAGCGCAACAACTCGTAGACCTGCACCTTTTCCTCATGCGTCAAGGCGCTGAGGTTGAGCTTGCTGAGGTCCAGGTCGTCGATCTTCATTTGCTGACAGCCCTCGATAGCAGCATGGTCAAGCGGCTGTCCAGCTGTTCATTGGTCAGCTCAAGCTGGCCAGAGACTTTCATCTCGACGGACTTGAGCTTGGGTTGCGTGTATTGCAGCATCTCGTTGAGCATGCGCAGCTTGGTGTCTGCGTCAATGGCGTCGGCCATCAGCGGCTTTTTGGTGGTGGGGTCCACGCGCGGCTTGCCGTTTACGTCACGAACCGGCACCTGCTTTTGCAGGATGTTGATGATCTCCACCGCTGGGTCCATGCCTGCGTCGACCAGGGCCTCGGCCACGGCCTTGAGGTTGATGCCCATTGGCTTCTTGCTGCTGCGCTGTTTGGCGTGAGCACTGGCGTGCGGAACCCCGGCAGCTTGCAAATCATCTACGGTGGCCATTCTGGGCGGCGCACCGGCCAGCTCAGCCAGGCGCTTTGCCCCGTTCTTTGTTGCTGCCATGTCAGCCTTTCATTGCTTTGCGCACTAGGCCCTGTTTGTTTCGGCCACTGATCGCTTGGGCCTTTGCCTTGGCGTCTGCTTTGCTCGATGCGCCCCAGGCGTTGAGGCTCTTGAGCAAACGGGTTGGCTCGCCGCCCTTGC